GTAATACCCGTCACTACAGCTACTGAGGTTGGTTCTGCAGCGTTATTTACTACATCACTAAGGTTTACTGTCATTGTTTGATACTGACCTCTTGTAAGGCTTGTAGTTCCGCCTTGATCTGTATTGAATATCAGCTCATCATCACTGCAAGTTAAGACATTTTTACCAGTCCTAGAAACAAATATTCCTCTTGCTGCAGTGCTATATCCTGCGTTTGAGTTTGTATATTTACCTATGACAACTCTGTTGGTGTTAGTGCTAGTGCCATCACCATAATAAGTGTCAGTCATATACCCATATCCAAGAGGTATTTTTAAGACTCTGAAGTTTAAATTCTTACAAGTTTTGTCATTAGCTGTTCCACTACCAGTCACCAAATTTCTACCAGTCCTAATCGCTTTATCACTTGCTTGGTCATAATTTGATTGATCGTGATACATCTGAGCAGGAATAAGATTTGTTTTTGTGGTGATATACATCTGAGCATACTCTTGATAATCACTAATATTGTTGTCTGAGTTTGGATATACACCTGCTTCTGTTGCTGAATCTATCTGATCTACTGCGTCCTCTGTTGCCCATACTAGAGGGGTATAATCAAGAGCTGTTTTAGATCCCTGAAAATTAACACCTGTTGTGCTTGTAGAAGATATAGCTGACTGAAATCCACCACCATATATGACACCAGTTCTATTGAACCTAGAGTCAAATAAAACTTGATCAGGTCTACAAGATTGCACATTGACATTAGCTTTTGAAATCTTTAAGCCATAAGCTGTTCCTGTTTGGTGACTACCTGCTACATCAGTTTTGAGAACTCCTGAACCCATAGTAAATGTTGGAGAGATCCTAATTGTTCTTGATCTTCTCTGCATTTGTGAATCAAAGGCAGTGTTATATCCACTATCAGATGAAGTCATCTGCACTCTGACATAGTTTGTTCCTGCAGAAAAAGATCCTGAAGCACTAAGAGTTCCAATATATCCATTGCCAAGACCAGTGTTTACAAGATCGCTTTCACAAGTTCCGTTCCCCCAAACAACTCCTGATACAGTTTGATTATGTTTTGAAGTTCGTATTGTGTGAACAAATGGTGAAGTAGAATCAGTTGAAAATATACTATAACCCCACTGATGAGCAGTTGTTGTTAAGTTTGCTGAATAGGCATTAGGTTGAAAGGCAGCATATCTTGTTTGAGTTGAAAAAGTAGTCCATGTAGTTCCGTTTGTAGACTTCTGAAAAGTGAGAGTCACTTGATCAGGAACTGACGCTTTAGCAGCATTGTAAGCTGCTGTCCTTGTTGATCCACTGTTGCCATTAGTTTGAAAGTAAAAACCTATATCACAATAGACAAAAAGATTACCTGCAGTTGTCACCTCAAACTCTGCAGTCCCAGTGTTGTTATTATTGACTCCTGATGAGCTACTTGCTTGAGGAATAACAAATGAAAGCATGTCAACACCTGCAAGGTAATTTGATAGCTTCCCAATCTCTACTCTATTTGTCATACATTAGTCCTGAACCAAAATCCTTTCATTGGAGAAATCTATTGTCATCTTTGTATTGACTGTTATAGATCCACCACTTGCCATTGCAAGAGTCCCTGTAATCTGTCCGCTTGAGTTTACAGTTGTGCCGTTGTTTGTTGCTCCTGTTGCTATACCGCCTAGCTTTGTATTTGCTGTTGAGTCTAAAGAGTTAAGATCTGACAGACCCACATTTGCTTTTGATAAAGTATTTGAATCATAACTTGAGTCATCATCTGCAGATTTAAGTGAAATTGTAGTTCCAGTTAGATCTAATACTAGATCACTATTTTTAAGTGATGGTGGTGCATTGCTGCCGTCTGTTTTTACTTGAGCATGGTTGGTGACATTACTTAGACCAACATGAGATTTGGTGACTCCTGCCACTGTTCCTGTAAATGTTGGATTTGCAAACATTGTAGCTTTTGACTCATTCGTCACATTTGCTAAACCTACATCTGATTTTGTAGTCCCTTGCCTGATAGCAGTAGCACTTAAATTATCAACATCAGCTAGACCAACATCAGTTTTGGTGAAAGTGTTATTTGTTGATGAAGCATTGTTTAGGGTGACTGTTCCACCGCTAGAGCTAATAGATATCTGACTATTTTTAAGGGCGTTCTTGGCTTGTAAGTTTCCGCCTGATACTTCTAAGTCTGAGCTGTTAATACTTAAGTTGCTGAGATCACTTTTTACCTGAGCATGATTGGTGACATTGCTCAAACCTACATCACTTTTTGAAACACTAATGGTGTCTGATCCACCACCATCTAAAGATATTGTTCCGTCTCCTGCTTTTTGTATGTTGATCTGACTATTCTTAAGTGCGTTTTTAGCTTGTAGATTGCCACCTGATACTTCTAAATCTGAGGAATTTATGCTCAAGTTTGACAGATCGGATTTCACCTGAGCATGGTTGGTCACATTTCCTAGACCTACATGAGTAGCAGAAACACCCGCTACAGTGCCTGTAAAAGTAGGATTTGCAAACATTGTTGCCTTTGATTCATTTGTCACATTTCCAAGACCCACATCAGTCTTTGTAAAAGTATTGTTTGATGAAGAAGCGTTATTTAAAGTGACAGTTCCACCTGAAGCTGAGATAGATATCTGACTATTCTTAAGTGCGTTTTTAGCCTGTAGAGAGCCACTGCTGACCTCTAAATCACTAGAATTGATGGTTAAATTAGACAGATCGGATTTGACTTGAGCGTGATTTGTGACATTGCCTAAACCTACTACTGACTTATCTACAGTAGTAGAATTGATTACAGTAGTGCCTTTTTTAATCCTTAGATTCGTGCCATCTGTATCTATATCTAAGTCACTGTTCCTGACATCTTCGTCACCTAGATTATTGTTGCTTGAGTCTTTGAAATTTGTTCCTAGCTTTGCACCAACTGTTGCGTTTTCTTCTATAGTGCCTAGCTTTGTTGATGAGGTGCTGTCCAGTGACGCTAAGTCTGAAAGTCCAACATTTGATTTGTCAAAAGTCTGAGTGTCTACATTAGCAATATTTCCGCCTGATCCCTTTCTTAATCTAAAGGTTGTCCCGCCTGTAAAGTCTATTGAGAGATCATCATTTCTGACATCTCTATCATTGAGAACAGTGCTGCCACTATCTTTGATATTTGTGCCTAATGTTCCACCAACTGTTGCGTTTGCTTCTATGCCACCTAGCTTTGTATTTGCAGCAGAATCAACATCATCTAAGTCAATAATCCCAACTGTTCCTTTGTCTAAAGTAAATGAGCCTGTCTTGACTGATGTGAATGATGAGTGCAGTCCTGTATTAGAGATTGCTCTAAGAGCAAAATAATATGTAGTATTTGGACTTAATCCGTGATGTGCACCTTGACCAAATCTTTGAACCGCATTTGGCTCTCCAGTGATACTATCTACTAGATAGGTATCATCACTAGGGGTAAAGCTAGAAGTGTGCCTGTAGACCTTTACAGCTCTTAAATTGTGGTTATTTGGGTTAGTCCAGTTCAATAGTATAGATATGGGATTGCTAGATATACTAAAGCTAGATGGAGCTGAGATACTTGTCGGATCTGCAATAGTTATATTGACAGCTGAGGTATAGTCACTCTTTACATTGTTGACATCTTGATGAGCTGCTCTGACATTGTAGGTTTTCCCTATAACAACATTTGGTATTAGAGCTTTGCTGACACCCTTACCAACAACAATATCTGAGGTATAGTCTGAGTCTGTAGATAGCTTATATTGGATCTCTGTTGATTGAATCTTGTCACTTGCAGCATTAGTCCAAGCTACTTTGATATCTACTTTATAGCCTGATCCTTCTGATGTTGTTTGTTGTGTCAAACCTAAAGATGTTGGAGCTGAAACACTGTAATCTCCATAATCATCTTCATCTGATTCGTCCAATGGATTCTCATAGTCAGAAGCTAAGAAACCATAGACTGAGTTTTGGATCTCTTTGAGCATAAGTTTCACACCTAGATATGGTGCGTCTTTTTCTCCAATGACCATTACCTCACTTTCTAAAACCTCAAAAACTTTGTTGGTATAACCAAGCCTTTCATTTGTTAGATAGATCCAGTCAAAAGGTTGCAGCTGTATATATTCTATTGGCACTACAACACTGACACCGACTTTTTCTCTATGATGAGATAGCTGTATTTTTTGTAGTCTCTGAGCCATTGTGACGCTTGTGGTGAATGGCAGCTGTATTTCTAATTCCTTTCTATAGTTTGCTGTAGATTCGCCACTAGGAGTGTCTGCGTTTAGATGGGTTAGGCTTGTGTATAGCGGTGTATCTGTTGCTACATAGTTCTGATTAGCGTCAACATAGACAGCTTTTACGCAGTTGTAGCTTTCAGCACCTGCTGACATTGTGTTTATTGTCAAAGGTTGCAACACATCATCATCTGTAATTGTCATCTCAGGAGTCACTGTAGCTCCTGCAAACATTACAAATTTGCCGTTGACATAAGAAAGTTTCCCTGCACAAGAACTTAAAAGACCTTCAAGAACACCTGCACCATCAGCTCCCATGGTTGTAAATCCGTTGCAGTTGTATGTAGGTTGACTAAAACTTAAAGTCACACCACTGCCAATAGACTGATTACTGCTTAAATTTACTCTTAATCCTCTTCTGTTGACTACATAGACAGTGCCACTAATACCAGTTCCAGTGACTTTATCTCCTGCTTCAATAAGTGTATTTGTAGCAGCAGCTGTAATGTTCACAAAATTTTGATTTGTTGTGCTTCCTGATGTGGTAGCTGTTGCAGGAATGACATCTGATTCACAAGTATTTGCTGCAGCTGCAAAACCACCTAGACCAGTTGTGTCATCAATTTCATCATTTGTTGCTTTGAGTCCATAGGTAGTATCTGAAATATAGTCTCTGACACATAAGGCAGGATTATCTGACCATGCAGTGTTTCCAGTCCTAGGATCATAGACTTTTTTACCTTTGATAATTGCACTGACTCTAGGAAATCCACCACCAAACTTTTCAGAATCAAACACGCATTGCATGAATAAGATTGCACAATCTGTAAAGATATCACTACTACCAAGAGAAGAATTTGATGTGATCGTTGAATCTGCTGATGTTTGTGTTCCGTTTAAAAATCTATATCTTAATAATCGTCCACCAGTAAAAGCATTGTCATTGTCAGAGTTTGTGAATGATGAATTTGTAGCAACTTTAAAACCACCGCTTGTAGTTGTGGTTAGAACTGTATCATTGACCTTTACACTTTCTAGGCTTTCTATTGGGTGTCCTGCTAAGACCACTACAAATGTCAGAAGGTTATTATCTGTTCCTGAAGTTTGCACATGAGTAATCGTTCCACCTACTCTACATTTGCCATAGACAATCGCCCTATGAGCTTGTGGATTTCTTGCTGAGATCTTAGATCCAAAGTTTCCTTGTGTAGCTTCTATGCCTTTAGATAGAAGTCCACTTACTAGCGTAGAGACAGCTGCCAAAGTTGAGAATCCAACAATAGACATACTTCCGATAAGTGCACCAGTGAAACCTACACCACCTGCAGCAAAAGCTCCCATAGCAGCACCAACACCTGTCATCACCAAGAAGGTGACAGCAAATACTTTTAGTGCTCCTTTTATCGCCTTACCCATTAGGTATTCTCCACACTGCTACTATTTCTTCATACTGATTGGTGATCAGACCATTCTCAGAAGGACCTAAAACTTTAGATCCACTATACATTCCACATAATTCTGACTCTTGTTTGTAGACAAGCAGATCGCCTTTTTGGATAAACATAGGATCTGTAGAAATTAGATTTTTCTTTTTTGCTGCTTTTTCTATTGCACCACTTAGATTCTTGCCATAGTCTCTAATCGCTTTTAAGGCACTCTTTTCATCAGACCATCTTAGGGTCTTAGGTATTAGTGATTCGCCTGTCATAGCCTTTATACAAGCGTCAGAGAATAGGCAGCAATCCCACTTACCCCACACAAAAGGAGTGTCTTTATGTTTTGTCATAAAGTCATCAAATTTAATACTCCAGTCCTGTAGTTTTTTCATATTACCTATGCTCTAACCCGCCTTGTTGTGCCACCACCGCCACGACCACCGCCACTGCCACCTGCACCGCCACCAGTAGTAGATTTACCCCAAGTTATTTCTTTATCAGCAAGGGTTGCTACTCTGCTGAAGCAAGTATCAGAGTCGTTGATGTATCTTTGTGATTGATTTGTGTATCTAAGATTTGATGGTCTTGATAGATCTACTAATCTATTCTCTGCTTCTAAGCCTATAGTAGATCCATTAGGATCATCATTAATTGTCATTGAGGTCATTCTGCCCTTAAACAGAATCATCTTTCCTGCAACAATATCCGTGCCACCTGACAGCAATCCTAAAAAGATTGTTATGAATCTGTTTTGATAATTCTCATTCAGTGCTAGGTTCAGAACTGTTGCGTCCATACCTGCCAAAGTGATAGATATATTGTTTGATCTCATATCTAAGTTGTCTGTCACTTCAGATATATTTAAGAGATCTCCTGCACCAATATATTCTTGACCATCTATGGAAATATTTTCAGTGCCTGACCAAACATATAAAGTTTCAGTATCAAACTCTGCTTTGACTGCAGTGAAAATTATCTGATTGTTTTCTGATAGTAAGGTTGCTAGATCTGAAGATATACCACTTCTATTTGACATTTAGACTACCTCAACGCATGAAAAACTTATCCCATAATTGGAAATATTATCTGCGTCCCACCCTGCAGCGTCTGCAGCTATGAGCCTAAACATTCCTTTTGCGGGTGTTAAGTAGACTCTGCTATTTGCAGCAAGTGTTGACCTGAGCTTAGGTTCTACACGCACTCCGTATTGATTTAACGCTGATCCACCATTGTTAGTTTGTGTCGCAGCTTCCGTGACATATAAATATTGTGTTGGCTTATACCCTGAAGCATTGTCAGAAGTGTCAGTGCTTAAGCCTAGATAATCCCCCACCAAGACAGTTCCGTTGTGTGAGTTTGCTGTTGATTTAAGGCATAACCCTTTTGCACCTTTGACATTGCATTTGATTGTGCACCCTGCCTTATTAGATTCGTCTACAAGGCTATCTGCGTCCACTGGTGCTACTGTTATAGTGTAAGCATTAGATCTAGTCAGAACCTTATGAGTGCCGTTGTTAGCTGAATTTGCACTTCCAGTAATGACTATATAATCACCTACCTTTGTATTGTTGAAATAAGTTGTGCTACTAGCTCCTGCAATAGTGCCTGAAGAAGCAGTGAAGGAGAGGGTTGCAGAGCTTTCATTAGTTCTATTTTCTGTCTTAAATTGTGCTCCGCTATATGTTCCCTGTTTCACCAATGCGTCAGGATCTGCAAACTTGAACTGATTAACTGGTCCGTTTAAGTTTAAGAGAAAAGACTGCCAATTAACCGCTTCACTCCTACGCATTGGCGGCAAGGAAACCACTGCTTCCCAAAAGACACCATCATATTCTTGAGTCCTGACCTTCCCTGTATATGGAGAAGATACTGCTCCTACTGTTCTTATTAACCTAAATTCCGACTTAACAAAGTTCGGAGATGTAGGCATTTCTATTGTTTTAGCCACCTAATAAACTCCTTCTATAACTGCCACCTCTTGATCCTGCGTCCCTTACAGCTTCCTTAGAGACCTCTGCAATCTGAGGTAGCATTTTGGAAATCTCTGCCCTTACTGTAGGCACAACGCCAGTAGAGAAGTTTAAGTTCTGAACTATGTTTACACTGCCACCACCTGCTAGTGCGTTTCGGGTATTCATTCCATTTAATACATTTCCATGCGTGTCAGGGACAAAGATCTCAGGACCACGCTCTCCAACTAATGTTGGTGCACCCCTAGTAGCTCTTCCGCCTGACGCTTGTGTTTTTGTTCCGCCACCTGTTGTTCCTAGACTGAAAGCTCCTAAGATTGCGTCTACTATTGGTTGAATTACCAAGAGCTCCATGAAGGAAGCTATGACCGCCTGAACTACATTCCTAGCAAAGTTCTTGAATGTATCCATAGAGAGCTGTCCTTCAAGCATGGCATTAGCAAATTCATTAGAGAATGATCTACTAATAGACTCTACTTGCTCTCCAATCTGAGCCATTGCTTGTCCCATTGGACCAGTTGTTTCTAAGAAATCTCTATATTGAGAGTTGGCTTGATCTTGATTTAATGTTCCTTGTGCTACAGCTTCATTCAGTATCTTGAGGACTGCTTCTTGATTTGTAAGATCTCCTGCTAGACCTTTGACCTGATCTCTGACTTTCTTCTGAGCTTCTGCTAATCCATCTACAGCTTCCGTCAATTTATTGACACCTGCTGCATACTGAGCTGAGAACTCCTCAAAGCTCATATCTGCAAAGGCTTCATCAATTAGGACTAACTTATCAAAAAGAGTTTTTAATGCTTTCTCGTTGTTCTCTACGGCTTCTGTAGCTATATCTATGTCATCTTTAGCACCTGATCCAAAGACGCTCAACATTGCTTCTTCTACTGCTGAGAGTTCTGTCTTAGCAGCTAGACTTGCGTTCTCAAGTTTGTCTTGGAAGTCTTTGAAGCTCATGCCAAGACCTTCAACACCACCCATCATGTCAAAGATTGACTCTAGTGCGTCCTGATTGCCTAGGATACCTTCTAAGAATGTTGGTCCTTCTATTCCTAGAGCTTCGTTAATTTTGTCTTTTGCAGCTTGAACTGGACTGATCACATTGACATTTAATATGTCCTCAAGCTCTGCTTCTGATCCTATGCCAAGAGATTCTAAGAATTTCTCCCTATACATATTTGGATTGAGAAGTCCTTGATCATCAGCTGCGAATGGATCTATAGAAAGCGGGATAACTACATCTTCAGGCTTGACACCTTGCTTAAGCTGCAGCTGAACCATCTCATTAGCTTTCATGGCTTCTTCTAATTGTATTTGTTGGAACTCTTTGAAGTATGCGTCTAGGTCTTGCCTTGCGTTCTCAGCTCCAAAATCAAATAGATTAGATGGTTTCTTAGCAAACTCTTTATTGATAACCCCTGCTAGTTCTTTATATTTCTTTGTGAGTTTCCCAATTTTATCTTCTTGGACAGTGACTGTTTCGTTGAGCTTTGCGTCTTTGTCAGTTGCATTTTCTGTCTCTTCAGCATACTTCTTCTCTGCATGACTAAGAGCAAAGAATGTTCCTGTAGCTACAAGAGCACCTGCTGCAAGTGCTTTGAAGTTTCCAGTGAAAGCAGCTACAGCTGCAGAAGCAACTGCCAAGACTTTTGTTTTCAATCCTAAGACTGTCACTGCTGCTGTAAGAGCCTGAACACCTCTTATAGCTGCCATGATGGACGCACCAACAAGCAATGAGATCAATAATTTAAGATTGTCTAAGGCTATCTCAAGCGGTTTTAGAAGTAGATTAAGAGCTACTGTAAGACCTTGACCAATGCCTGAAGCTAAACCTCTTGAATTGTTTAGTGTTTCAGTGATCTCTTTATTGAAATCTGTCAGAGCCTTTGTAATACCGCCCTCACCAATAGCTACCTGAAACTCTGATGTTGCGTCCTTAAGGTTAGATATAGAGCCTGAGAGCGTGTTTAATCGCTCTTCTAAGGCGTTTGGAAACTCTGTTGCACCAAGAGATCTGAGATATTCAATGATCGCTTCTCCCGATCTGTCAATCTCTTTGGTGATTCCGTTGAATGTGACAGTGATTTTGTCACCTTCTTGAACAGCTCTAACACCAAACTGCTTGAGCATTTCCATCTCACCAGTTGTTGCGTTAAACGCTGCTTGAGCTAGTTGCTCAATACTTCGTCCCATACCTGCTGCAAAATTACCGAAGTCCTGCATGACCTCAGTAGTTGGGACTACACCTGCAAGTTTTAATCTAATAAATGCAGCTGTCACTTCCTGAATTTGGAAGGTTGTTCCTGCGGTGAAATCTCTGACAACTGCCATAGCTGCAGCTGCACCATCTGAAGATCCCGTGACGGCTCTTAGAGTAGCTTCTAGGTCCTCAAACTGCCTAATTGTTTGGACAGTATCCCTAGCAATCATTCCTAACCCTAGAGCAGCTGCTACACCCGCTAGAGCCTTAAATGCTTTGTTTACACTTTTAGTTTTATCTTCTGTTTTCTTGAGCTGATCTTGGACCTTCTTCATCTCCTTTCGGAGTTGACTGGTCTCTGCTCGGATCTCTACTAAGAGTTTGTCAATCGGTGTAGCCATTAGTCAGGGTATAGCTCCATAAGTTCTTTCATTCTATCTGAGGTCATAGGCTTTTCTTTTTTGCTATGCTCAGGGTTATTGAACTCGGTAAAGCCATCAATAGCCATGTAGACTTCAATCGGTGATGATTCCCAAAATATACTAGGAGACTGTCCCATCATGCCCACACATACTTGATAGAAGCGTTTGATGGGAAGGGAATCACTTGTTATTCTCCCTCTTGTGGCTTTCCCTCGTCTGTCTTTTCCTCTGAATTGTCAGTTAGAGTTGAAGCAAGAAGTTGTGCCACTACAGCTGTAGCGTTTACCACTCCTGTCTTTTCAATTAAATTTATGATCTGCGGTTCTTGCAAATCATTACCACCACCCCTCAACGCAGGGGTTAAAACTTTTACTATATGAGACATTCTAATATCCCCCTCGCTCATCATCTGAGCTAGTTTGATTATGCCCATACCAACTTGATCCTCTATCTGCATGATAGAGTTAATAGTTATTCTAGCTTTGTAATCTTTACCTGCTAGATTGACTAGGGTTTCACCCCTCAGCTTGTTTACTTCCGTCATCTGATTTCTCCTGTTTAGAGGTTGCACCTGCAACATGGATTCTTAGCATATCTCCCGATAGTATTACTGATGATGAAAGGACCTTAAGATCCTTTCCATCAACATTCAAAACCGAACCGATTTCAACAGCATTGGGCATTTCAATAAATTCATTATCGTCCATCATGGACTCATATTTATCTTTTCCTACTTTAACTATTACTTGTTTCCAAGCCATAATCTATCCTTATACTGCTGCGTAAGTAATATAACCTGCAGACTCAAAAGACATACTGTAAGTCACTTCACCATTATACTCACCTGCATATTCCAATGATGTGATCTGAAAAGAACCTGTAAGAGTTCCGAAATCAGGAATCAAGAATTGGAAATTTTTAAAAGCAGGAGTTTGTGCTGATGAACCATCAGATGTATTTTGTTGTGCAAAGAAAGCTGCTCTAACTGTCTCCTCTGTTGAAGCGTCTGTAAAGACACCTGAAGCTGAGATAGAAACAGAGTTCATTCCACCACCCGCTAATAAGGTTCTGTGACCTGCACTATCCTTATTAGTTATATCAACGCTTTCGTCATTCAGTGTAATTGAAGTTGATCTGAGACCACCAACAGTTGCATAAGAGCTTCCGCTAGTGTTGATCTTCAATAACATATCAAGACCTTTTTGTGCTGCCATTTTTTTCTCCTATAAATAAATTAGCTTAACCTAATATTATTGCTCGGAATCGCATGACTCCATGTCTAGTGACACCATCTGGGTCTCTCATTATATCAGCGAACTCAAATCTCAAGTTAATGAGATTAAAACCACTAACACTAATGCTACTATCATGCAACAAATCGTGAATCTTGTCCATAATTTGCTTGACTTCTTTTGATCCTTTGTATTGAGACCACACATCAAGATTTACTGTATATTCTCCACCAACAAGATCTTTTGTTGAATAATCAACTGATGTTTCTTCGCCTATTGTAATAAATGGATATGATTGATCTTGTAGAGGTTGATTAGTCACTGCACATGACAGATCGGAAGTTATAGCACTTACATTAAGGGCATTATATAAAGCAGTTTGAAATGCAAATTGACCTATGCTCATTTGAATATCCCCTCATCTTTAAACATTTTTACTATTTTCTTTTTATTCTTTTCTAGTGCAGGTTGCATAAATGGTCTTGGACCACCTAGAGCTAACATATCTTTTGTGCCAAATTCTAATGCAGCTGAATATGGAGCTGCAGATATTACTTGTCCAATAACAGAACCATCATGTCCAGTTCTGATATTCATAGTTATGTTTGCACTTAAGAAACCTGTATCAGTAGCAGGTGGATTGTTTGGTGATGAAGCCTGATGAACTCTATTAGGATTATATTTTCTATAAACTCTACCCGTCCCTTTTTGCTTTACAGATTCTTTAGCAGTGTTCTGAACTAAAAGAGTAGCCTTAGTGACTACCTTCTTAGAGCTCTTCTTAGCTCCTGCTGTAAGCCTTTTTTCCATAGCCTTGATCAATTCATCAGCTGACTTATAAGTAGCCATTAGGCAGCTTCTCCTTCGCTACAAGTAAGCTCTAACCACCTATTTCTCTCATCTAAATTAAGTATTGATTGAATGTTGAAGATCCTAGAATCGTAGCTGATTCTATAGCTCGTTTTGATATCGGATCTGTATCGGATATAGATCCTATGAGTGACCTTATCTTGGACTTTGCCTTGTCTATAGGCTTCGTCACCGCCTGTAGGTCTTATGTCAGCAAAGAGATTAGCTATTGTGGACCATGATTCAGTATATCCACCTGCTCCGTCAGAAGCTCCTGCAGCTGATTGTAGTGCTACTTTATATCTTAGCCTTCCTACTGATATGCTTGTCTTTTTACCTGCCATCTATCCAACGGACATCAGAGAGCTAGATCCTAGACCCTTATGAATTACATAAGGTGCATACAATGTTTTGATCATTGTAGGGATCAGTCTAGCTTCTAAATAGTTGCCCATGTCTCCTCTATGTTCGTATAAGTGAGCGATATGCTGCAGAATACCCAATCTAATTGGTTCAGGAACTGAATATATAGAGCTATACCCTGCAACATATTCAATCTCAATGGCGTTAGCCACTCTCAGTGCAGAGGGTAGCGTCTCCCCTTGCCTTAAGACTATTCTCGCAGGTTCTCTAGCGTTATCTACATAATACTTTGACGCAGCAAATGTTGTTGCTTCGTCATCATCATTATATGTTTTCACATGGGTGACAGAGGTGACTGGTCCTTTAGCTAATACAATATAATTCTTGTAGTAGTTGAGATATGGACCTTGACGGACACCTTCCCATAATGGATCTTCTAACTCATCAAGTGAGTCAATAAATTGTCTGTATGTTGTTGATACTAAGGTTCTACCTAAGTGTTCTTCTGCAACTCTTCGTGCAGCTTCTATGAAAGGTCTAATGACTCTCTCGTCAGTGCTATCTTCTACTCTTAAATATTCTTTTACTTCTTGTAGCGTGACTGGTTCTTGTGCGGGTTCTTGGACTACTGATATGCCTGACATTATATAAACACTCCTAATAATTGAGATCCAATTATCAGGGCGTATAGTCCCCATATCATTTGTTCTAGGCGAATGAATCTAGCAGAGCCTGACTCTAAGCGATCTTCAATACTCTTATATCTGAGTGCACAAATTTCTTCGTGCTGATCAATCCTGCTCTTTGCCGTCTTTGCTGTCATCTTCTTGCTCCTTGATAATTGAATCATCATTTAGCTGATCTTTTATTTTTGCGATCAAGCTAGATTCTGCTTCTTTTAATATGAGGTATCTATCAGAAGTTTCCTGCAAATCTTGTTGGACTTTGCCAAGAAGATAGAAGTGTCTTTGACCTTCTTGAGAGAACTTCTCTACATCATATTCTTTAAATGAGCCGTCTGACTGTTCTTCTCTAAATGTTCTATTTACATTTTCCATATTCACTAGATTGTATCACCGATATATCTGCATGACCATATTGTCAAGCTATACTTAACTCCTGCTTTTAAAGGCAGACATTCGTGACCATGTGTCACTGCACCTGCAAATAAAAGAATATTTCCTACTGGAATATCTCTATTGCTTATGCCTTGTCTTGGGTATAAAAGATCAGCACCTTCATAATCATCATTTAATTTTACTGATCCAGTCACCAAAGAAGCGTCATGGTGTAAGGCTAATTTTATTTGAGTATCCATAGAATATCTCATTACAAATGCGTCTCTTAAGCCATACATTTGAAGAGGTTTCCAATAGCTCTCAACAAGAGGAACAATATGTTCTTCCCAATGTTTTTCTAATTTTATGAACAAATCCGTCTGCAGATCGGAATCCATTTGCCTTAATCTAATCTCTTTTGCAGGGAACTTGTCATAGCCTAAAGAGTCCCACCCACCATGTTTGTCAGCTATATCTATAAGATCTTCACACTGCGTCTGAGTCATAAACGGAACTACAATCATGTCATCTGTCAAATATTTGACTCTGTTATAGTGCGGTATAAACATTGCTGATGTTTTGGGGTAGAACTCGTTGTAAAGAGACTCAAACTTTGGAGCTGCACTTTCTCCCCCGTTTCCATGATAGATACATGGACAACATTGGGTGTCAGGGTTATTAAGTTGCTCTCCTAGCTTCTGAGTTGCGTTGTAGTTCGTTTGAAATATGTAGCACTCATAATCTATAGCTATATCAAAAAAACCCGTTAGAAAGCATTTATGGACATACAGCTGATCATCATCATCATCTGCTATTTCATAATTGTTAAATAGTTTTTTTAGTTCTGAGACTCTACCAACATAAGTTCCGCTGTTGATATATTTAAACTCTGTTGGAGCTGCAGGAAATTGCTCTGCTAAAGAGCTATCAGGATAACAGTAAAGCTCACCGCTAAAGACTATCTGCTTACCAAAGTCCTCATATCTTTCAAGAATTGTGTCAAGATTATCTGCATAAAAAACATCATAAGCGTCAGTAAAAACAACTATGTCATCTTCATACATAGTCTCAAGACGCTTTTTCATTAGATTGATCTTCATGCCACCGCCCATGAAGCTCATATCTGTTCCTTTCCAAACTACATTTGTTCCTATGTTCTCTATCTCTACGCCATGCAGCTTTGCACTGGTGTTTAGTTTTTCGCACTTTTTCCGATCTGTTCCACAAGTCATGGCATGGATCTTGTAGTTTCTAAAAGGTTTACTCTGCTCTATGTCACCCATTTCCCTAGGCAGTTGATTACATGCGTCAATTTTAAGAGCTGCAATTCTCAAAAAATGTTTGTTAAGGATCTCAGGTAGAAACTCATCTACTGGTATCATGTCCTCATAGTTGACTTGGCTTAAGAGATATTTAGCTGCAAAAGGAGTCAACTTATATGCTGTCATATTGTAAGGATAAGAGGGGATCTCTAATTTTTCGTGATCAGCAGGACTTACAAGATTTGGCTCATTCTCATTCCTTTGTAGATATACAAAATCATATTTGAATGATTCATATAGATCTTCGTCCCAAGTGTCATTGATGATTGCGTCATCTTCCATGACAATACATGGCTCATTGAGCTCTACAACTTTTTCCCATGCTTTGATGTGTGATAAGAAACAAGCTACTTCATTTTGCAAAAGCGGTCTTTTTTTGAATGGCTCTAACCACCCATCTCTACCTTTGCAATGTCTGAATATTTCGTTGCTGCCGTCAAATGCTTTGATGTATTCATAATCAACAAGATTATTTTTTTGGAACTCTCGTTTTCTATCAGGTCTCCTGAGAAGGGATATAACAAGTTTTTTCATCTTATTGCATATATGTCTGACTGCTCTACATAGACCATATAACCTAGAGCTTCTAAGAAGTTCTTTGCATACAAATCGTCTATATGAGAGTGCTCAAGTTTAATTAGACATGGCTTTATGTCCCAAGAATAGTTCTCAAGAATATTCATCTCATGTCCTTCCGTGTCTATCTTGAGATAATCTATCTGTTCGTAGCCTACAAACTTGATCAAAGTATCAAGAGTCCAACAAGGAACTTTGTATTCTTTTGCAAGAAACTGTCTGTTGTTAGCAAGGTCAAATAAACGCTCTCCCTTGTGATTTTCTTCAAGGATACTTGAGATACCTCTACGCCATGAACCTAAGCTCCTAGAGCCTTCTGAGCTGTCCTGAGCTTCTCCAAATAGTATTTCTCCATCAAAATCACTGATTGCATAGGGCAAAATTTCTAAATGGGATCTGTAAGGATTATCTTTGACCAATGTCTCTAAATTATTGCGGTAGAGCTCTGCAGGTTCACACATAACCCCCTGCCAATTACCTGATGATATAAGATCTATGTTGGTGTCAAAATCACAAGATCCTATTTCTATAAAATACTTCATCTCCAATGTGGTCCTTCAATCCATGCAACAAGGCTTTTCCTAATGCCTTTTGTGACTGGCTCTACTTTATGTCGCATAAATGATGGAAACACTAGGACAGTGCCTTTTTTTCTAAGAGATTCTCTAGGTGGTTTTTGGTTAGTGTCTAAGATAAAATCACCGCCCTCATAATCATCACTGTCTGAGAGCTGTATTGTGACGCTTAACTTTCTATCTGACGCTGAAGAGTTGCCAATGAAAGTATCAATATGCCAATCATAATGTCCTTCATTTGCAGCGTTATATGTTGTGTATTGAATATCACCAATCTGTCTCATATCTACACCAAAAGCGTATCTGTTTGCTTGTAGCGTATAATTCCAAACTAAATTGGCAATGAATCTTGAGTTAGGATCTTCTTGATTGATCCATCTTACTTCACTGCTTCTGACTGTTGTATTAAGTCGTCCTTCAGGTCCATAACCTACAGCAGCTTCTTCTAATTTATAGTATTCACATTCTGTTATAATACTGTTTACTTCATCTTCAGAAAGATCTCCTTCCCACATATAAAATTGACTATTCATAATGCTCCTGCCATTTGGCTTCGTCATTCCATAATAGCATACTTAATTTAGAAAAACTTTACTATCATTCCTGTTCCTGTAGAAGATATTGGATTAGATCCTTGTTGACCTATGCTAGTGAAAAAGAATGTTGACCAGTTATAAACCACACGCCCACCATAAGTATAAACAGTAGCGTCAGATCTATGTAAATCAAAATCAGCTGTAGCCATTGCAGAACCACCTGAGTGCCAACGCTGAGTAGGTTGCATAGGACTTGTTCCATTAGACATATTGAAAACTCCTGTTGAATCATCAAATACTCTAGCTACAATAGTATTCCAGTCACTGTCACTTGTTGAAGCACCTGAACCTTCAAAAACTACATAAGTGTCATATTCTATACCACTAAAAATATCTCCTTCTTGTTTACTTATTAAACCTGAAATCCACTTGTTGCCATCATGGTTAGAATTGATAGTATCAAATGGCATTGCAGAAGTTGTATAAGAGTTATCTCCGTTTGATACTCCTCTGCCTTGTGCTGTTCTGCTTGTTGATGTGCTTTGTGAAATAGCCTGCATTGCACCAAGTGTGCACCACCCATTAAAAGTCCTAGTAGTTGAAGATTTTGTTGATGTGCTTGTATAAGATTTTTGATCACCTAACATTCTAAAACTATATCTTAAGTCCGCCATTTGAACAGCGTCATTGGCTCTATGAGGGAAAAAATTGTTTCTGTTGTATGAGCTAGTAGTAGAATCAAAACTCCACGGATACCTAGAAGGGACTGCAGTGCCACTTGATAAAACACTACCGCCATGTATCGGCATACGGAATCTTGTTTTATCAGCACCTAGTTTCACATTAGTTTCAGTGCTGCCTGATGTAATATTTGCGGTGGTAGAAGATGTTGGATACATAACATCTCTTACACCATCTAAACTTGGTGAATTATCTAATTTACTCACTTTCTATTCTCCTATTATTTGTCCCCTCATATACTATAGTTGTCCAATCAAATGAGGGATTGAATGGTATTTTAGTTATGTGTAGATCAGCAGTGTAGCTTTGCATTGTTATAGCAGGTTCATCATGCTCTGCTACTGTTCCATCTGCATGAGGTTCTATGTCCTCTTTGCGTGAAACTGGCAGCTCAACACTATAGTCTATAGTTTCTACATTACTTGTCACACCATACAGATCAACAATATGACCTTTATCTGCATACTTATGTGGTCTCCTAGCATTTTGTGCGTCATCAGCTTCGGTCCTAAATTGATACAAAGACCCTAGCTCCGCATAATGCCAAACATGCTCTGCTCCTAATGATCTTGGCAATCCCATATAGACTTCTGAATATTCTTTTATATAACTGAAAGTCTTTTTGCCATTCTTGTCATAGTCAACTAATGTTGAAGAAACATGCCAAATTTTAGTAGATGGTTCATAAAAGCCATTGGTGAGTGATAGTATTTTCCCATCTTCCATGCAACATGCGGTCTTTGCTATTCTTTCTCCTAGAAAATCAGCGTTTAAATGACCCATAAATTTTTGTGCCCAGTGAGATAGTCTGCCTTGGTAGTCTAATTCTTCTCCGCTAGGTAGTTTTGGATACTGATAGTTATTTAAAGCTATATGCTTTTCACTACCTTGAAACACCTGTTCAAACTGTCCGTTCTCAAAAAGCTCTTGCAGATCGGACTCATAAATCCATTTGGAATGATACGCCATTATTTATCCTCTAGCTTTTGTAGTCTCTCCTCTAAGTCTCTATAACCATCTAGGTCCTCTAATCCTTTTGGAGCGTGTGAATCTACTGCTAATTCTTTAATTGCTTCTATAAGCAATGGAATTAGTTTGTCATACCATACAGTGATGTATTCAGGGTCTATAGGAGCTTCTGTAATCACTTCAGGGAGCACTTTCTCTACTTCCTGAGCACTTACCCCTACCTGCAATCTATCGTTGTCATAGCCAAGCTCTTTAGCTACTTCATTTTCATAGTAGTAGTAGCCGTTCAGCTGCATGACTTTTTCAACTGCGTTCTTGATTGTGCCTTCAAAGTCTTTTAGGCGTTCATCAGAATAGTAAGCCGTAATATTGTTTGTAGCTCTAATTTCACCACCTGTTCCACTAGCACCCGTTCCTACGCCAAGGCTATTAACTTGTGCGTTTGAGTTTGTAGAGAAACCACCTGCAGGTCCTGTTGGACCAGTCGGTCCTGTTGGTCCTGTTCCACCATTTGAACCTGCCTGTCCTTTTTGTCCTTTAGCACCATTACTACCTGAAGGTCCTGTTGGTCCTGTAGGTCCAGTTGATCCGTTTGAACCATTACTACCCGCTTCACCTTTTTGACCTTTAGCTCCATTAGATCCGTTTGATCCGTTTGTTCCGTTAGAACCCGCTGCTCCTTTTTGACCTTTTGCTCCAGTTGGTCCATTACCACCTGTAGGTCCAGTTCCGCCAGTCTGTCCTTTCTGTCCTTTCTGTCCTGTTGGACCAGTGCCACCAGTAGGTCCAGTTCCACCAGTAGGACCAGTGCCACCAGTTGCACCTTTCTGTCCTTTAGCTCCAGTAGGACCAGTTGATCCTGTAGGTCCAGTTCCACCCTGCGGTCCAGTTGGTCCTGCACCACCAGTAGGTCCTGTTGGTCCAGTTGGACCTGTTCCGCCAGTTTGACCCTTCTGTCCTTTCTGACCTGTAGGTCCTGTCCCACCTGTTGACCCTGTTGGTCCTGTTGGTCCAGTTGGACCTGTTCCACCTGTATTACCTGTTTGCCCTTTCTGTCCTTTTGAACCATTAGATCCTGCAGGTCCAGTAGGACCTGTTGAACCAGTTGGACCTGTAGCACCTGTCTGTCCCTTTTGACCTTTCTGTCCAGTAGGTCCAGTTCCGCCTGTTGGACCTGTTCCACCAGTATTACCAGTCTGACCTTTTTGACCTTTTGAACCTGTTGATCCTGTTGGACCTGTTCCGCCTGTTGGACCTGTAGATCCTGTCTGACCTTTTTGTCCTTTAGCTCCTGTCGGTCCTGTTCCACCAGTCGGTCCTGTAGGACCAGTTCCACCAGTAGGACCTGTAGATCCAGTATTACCTGTCTGACCCTTTTGACCTTTAGCTCCATTAGATCCATTAGACCCTGCAGGTCCTGTAGGTCCAGTGCTACCTGTTGCACCAGTTTGTCCTTTTTGTCCCTTGTCTCCATTAGAGCCGTTTGAACCTGCAGGTCCAGTTGGTCCAGTAGAACCTGTAGCACCTGTAGTTCCTTTCTGACCTTTAGATCCTTGTGGTCCTGTAGATCCAGTAGCACCTTTTTGACCAGTCGGTCCTGTTGGACCAGTGTCACCTTGAGAACCTGTTGATCCTACTTCTCCTTTCTGACCCTTAGCACCATTACTTCCATTGCTACCCGCAGGACCTGTAGCACCTGTATTTCCTGTTTGACCCTTCTGACCTTTAGCACCAGTCGGACCAGTGCCGCCAGTTGGTCCAGTAGAGCCAGTATTACCTGTAGTTCCCTTCTGTCCTTTGCTTCCTGTTGGACCAGTTGGACCAGTATCTCCTTGAGATCCCTGAGCTCCTACTTCTCCTTTCTGACCTTTTGCTCCTGTAGGTCCAGTAGAACCCGTTGGACCAGTAGATCCTGTTGAGCCAGTAGTTCCCTTCTGACCTTTATCTCCTGTTGGACCAGTGCTACCTTGTGGACCAGTTGATCCAGTTGGACCAGTAGAGCCTGTTTGACCTTTTTGCCCTTTTGATCCTGTAGATCCAGTCGGTCCAGTATCTCCGTCATTTCCTGTAGGACCTGTAGGTCCAGTTGATCCAGTTGGTCCTGTTCCACCAGTAGTTCCTTTTTGTCCCTTAGATCCTTGAGGACCTTGAATTGATCCACCGCTTACCCATTGGCTTCCGTCCCAAATATGTAATGAGTCATCTGCCTGAACAATATAAGCGTCACCTTTTGTATTGCCTGAAGAAGGAAGATTGCTTGTTTGGGCAACCTGACCTTCCATAGTAATACCTGTTCCAGTAGATCCTGTCGGACCTGTTGGACCTGTATTACCTACCTCACCTTTCTGACCCTTACTTCCAGTTGGACCTGTTGATCCAGTGTTTCCTGTTGTTCCTTTCTGTCCTTTAGAACCAGTGCTGCCTGTCGGACCTGTATCGCCTTGAGCTCCTTGTGGTCCTGTCGCACCTGTTTGTCCCTTCTGTCCCTTACTTCCTGTAGAGCCTGTAGGTCCTGTAGGTCCGTCAGGTCCTGTAGGACCAGTGTTTCCTTGTGATCCAACCTCACCTTTTTGACCTTTAGATCCTGCAGATCCTGTAGAACCTGTATTACCAGTTTGACCCTTTTGTCCCTTAGAACCCGTAGGTCCAGTAGGTCCTGTATCGCCCTGAGAGCCTGTAGGACCAGTGTTTCCTGTTTGCCCTTTCTGACCCTTAGCTCCGTCTGATCCGTTGCTTCCTGCAGCTCCTACTTCACCCTTTTGACCTTTTGAGCCGTCATTACCATCATTACCTGATGGACCAGTAGAACCTGTAGGACCAGTCCCGCCAGTTTGTCCTTTTTGTCCTTTTTCACCTTTAGAACCTGTTGAGCCTACCTCACCTTTTTGACCTTTACTACCATCATCTCCATCTGAACCTGCAGGACCAGTAGGACCAGTAGGACCTGTATTTCCTGTATTACCAGTCTGTCCTTTCTGTCCTTTGTCTCCAGTGCTTCCTGTATTTCCTGTTGGACCTGTAGATCCAGTAGGACCTGTTGAGCCTACTTCTCCTTTTTGTCCCTTAGAACCATCTGAACCATCAGTTCCTGCGTTTCCTTGCGGTCCTGTAGGACCAGTAGGTCCTGTATTACCTGTTGCTCCTTTTTGTCCTGTAGGACCTGTTGGTCCAGTAGCTCCAGTGTCGCCTTGCGATCCAGTGCTACCAACTTCACCTTTTTGTCCCTTGCTGCCTTGTGGACCAGTAGGACCATCTCCACCAGTAGGTCCTGAAGGTCCTTGGCTACCTGTAGATCCTGTTTGTCCTTTTTGTCCTTTATCTCCAGTGACTCCGATTTCACCCTTTTGTCCTTTAGCACCTGCACTACCTGTTGAGCCTGTTTGACCCTTTTGTCCTTGATCACCTTGCGGTCCTGTTGGACCTGTAGAACCTTGAGATCCTACTTCTCCTTTTTGACCCTTTGATCCATCACTACCTGCACTACCTGTAGGTCCTGCAGGTCCTGTTGAGCCTTGTGGACCAGTTGAGCCTACTTCACCCTTCTGACCCTTGTCTCCTGCAATTCCTTGATCCCCTTGAGTTCCTTGTGGTCCAGTAGGTCCAGTAGATCCTGTTTGTCCTTTCTGACCTTTGTCACCATCAACTCCATCTGATCCATTAGATCCGTTAGACCCTGCTTCACCTTTCTGTCCTTTACTACCATCAGAGCCATCATTGCCGTCAGATCCGCTTGGACCTGTTGCACCAGTTGTTCCCTTTTGTCCTTTATCTCCTGTAGCTCCAATTTCACCTTTTTGTCCTTTTGAACCATCTGTTCCATCAGATCCATCATTTCCTGCTGCTCCTGTAGGTCCTGCTTCACCTTTCTGCCCTTTATCGCCAGTAATTGATTGTCCTTGTTGTCCCTTCTGACCTTTAGCACCATCTGAGCCATCTGACCCTGCAGAACCAGTCGCTCCAGTTGGTCCTGTAGGACCTGTCGGTCCTTGTGCTCCAGTAGGTCCTGTCTCACCTGTATTTCCTGTAGCACCCTTTTGACCCGTAGCTCCAGTAGATCCTGTTGATCCTGTTTCTCCTTTTTGACCTTTTGCACCTGTATCTCCTACATCACCTGTTCTAGCAAATGTAGCTGTTAGGCTTTCATCTGCACTAAAAGAAGTTGCTGAACCTGATATGTAAGATACTGGAACTTTGAAATAGCCAGTTGCTTCTGTAATAACTCCACCAATAGAGAACATGGCAAAATCATTTGCATTGTCTCTATTAGACACTCTGACATGCCCTTTAATAGCAGAATCAGAGTCATCTATAGTTCTGAGGAATGTCTGAATATCAGTGCCACCATTATCTTCATCATCTATGTATAGATTCTGAACCAGTGACAGATCGGAATTATTAAACTTCAGCTTCCCTGCTGTTGGATCACTGTCTACAGTGTTTGTTGAGAATGTATAGTTAAAGGATTGTCCACCAAAATTACCTGTTTGACCCTTTTGTCCTTTATCACCAGTAGTTCCTTTCTGACCTTTTGATCCAGTATTACCCTGAACACCAACTTCTCCTTTCTGACCTTTAGAACCAACTTCTCCTTTCTGCCCTTTAGAACCTGTTGGTCCAGTCGGTCCAGTCACACCTTGAGGTCCTGTTGGACCTGTTGTTCCTAGTTGACCTTTCTGACCTTTGTCACCAGTCTGTCCTGTATCTCCAGTAGTTCCCTTTTGACCTTTATCGCCTGTAGAACCAGTTGGTCCAGTTGGTCCAGTGCTGCCTGTAGGTCCTGTAGATCCTGTAGTTCCTTTTTGTCCTTTGTCTCCTGTTGCACCTATTTCTCCTTTCTGACCCTTATCGCCAGTAGCTCCAGTGCTTCCAGTCTGTCCTTTTTGACCTACTTCTCCTTTTTGACCTTTGTCTCCTGTATTACCTGTTGCTCCAATTTCTCCCTTCTGACCTTTGTCTCCAGTGACACCTTGAACACCAACTTCCCCCTTCTGTCCTTTGTCACCTATCTCGCCTTTCTGACCTTTACTTCCTGTAGATCCTGTTGGACCTGTAGGTCCAGTTGGTCCAGTATTACCTGTATTACCAAACTGACCTTTTTGACCTTTCTCTCCTGCTTCTCCCTTTTGTCCTTTTAAACCTGTAGGACCAGTCTCACCAACCTCACCCTTCTGACCTTTAAGACCTGATGATGGACCAGTGTAATTACCACTACTATCTATGATCTCTGTTGATCCTATGAAGTAGCTGTTGGCAGATATTGACTCGCTTCCTGCAGACCACCTGTCATCTGTCTCATTCCAAACAAAAGATTTGTTTGCTTCAGTCCCTCTCTCAACCTCTATACCTGCATTTTCTGTAGGGGAGCTTCCGCTATAGTCAGAGTTTAAAACAATCTTATTGTCTGCTACTGATAGCGTTGCAGTGTTTAGAGTAGTCTGAGTTCCTGAGACTGTTAAGTTTCCTGAGACTACAACATTGTTGAAGGTCACATTATCTGTTGTTCCAACAGCTTGACCGATACTGAGAGTGACATTGTTGCCATCAGCGGAAGATGTGATACCTGTTCCACCAATAATTCCTAATGTTTCACTTGCAGTAAGTATTTGTATGCTTGTAGAGCCGTCAGACACGCTCAGAGCGTCTATATTGGCGATCTGACCATCTACATAGGCTTTGATAGATTGTTGTGTAGCAAGGCTAGAAGCACTGTTAGAGCCTAGATTATCTTCGTCTAGGATCTGCGTGACAGCTACTCCACCCCCGCTAAATGTTAATTCTCTGACTTTTACTGTTGGTGAAGATCCTTGAGTTGATACAGTCCAAACTCCGTTGCCTGAATCATAGATTAGAGCACCACCATTATCACTTGAGGATAGCGTTATATTGTTTACCGATTTAGCAAGGATCTGATTTGGACCTGACGGACCTTGTGTAGCAACAGTGACTACACTTATATTTGTGTTATCGGTAATTGTTATGCTATCTATAATGCTCATCTGCTTACATTTCCTCTAATAGAATATGTCCCTTCCATGATCCTTAGAGTTCTGTTTGAGCTGTCTACAAGCTCAAGATCATAGACACCATCACCAACTGTAAGAGCTGCGGTGTCTGTTGCGGATATTTCTAGTGTTATTGTTCCTGCCGAACCACCTAATGTTATTCTGCTATTTGCAGTTGTAAGGGTGATTACTTCTGAGGAATCGTCTTGATTTCGTCTGAGATCCATCTCTGCTGATGGATATCCAGTAAGATTTATAAGATTACCTGAGCTGTCCTTTAAGGTCAGAATCTGCCTAAAAGTAGCTCCTTGCTCTAATATGAAATGATGATAACCTGCTGCCATAAAATAATCCTATAAATCGCATGGTGTCTACCATTTCTAAACTCTAGCTTCTGCTATTTTAATCATACCAAGAAAAGTGCTCTTATGCTTTTTTCTTAGTAGTTCTTTTAGTAGTTTTCTTCTTTGCAGCTTTCTTCACTGGTGCTTTCCCACCTTCCCATGCTTCATTCACATCAGGAGTTTCAGGGTCATCACCTTTTAAAGTTCCATCTTCATTTCTTGCTCTTTTGATCTCAGCTTCAACTTCTACAACTTCATCTGCAGAATCTACTTTGACTTCCATTGCCCAACCATTCTCAACAAATTGATCTAGGATTGAGTCATGCCATTTACCTTTAGACTCTACAATTTCGTCTGCTTTGAGAAGCTCTATCTCTGTTCCAAGCTCATTACTTGCTGCGGGTTTTGGGACTATGATTTTAAACTTTCTACTCATAATTATTCCTTTTTAAAGTGAGGGGTGTTTTACCACCCCTCTAAACAATACAACTCCTATTAAGCAGGTGCGTGTCTTGGCTTACCAAGAATTACAAATGCTGAACAAGGTGTTCCTGTTCCGTGTGTGCCACTAAAGTTAGCAACAACTCTCACATATCTCTTTGAACCTAAATATTCAATTTCTGAGATCTGCGGAGATTCGGCATTATCGTCTAATGTTAAGAACAAACCACCTGAACCAAGTGATCCGTTTACATCAGCAGATTCTGCGTCACTCCAAGAAGAGTTATCATCAGAGTGCTCTAATTCAAACTCAATCTTGTTTGTGCCACTTAATGTGATACCTTCAACGCCTGAGTCAACAACAATAGCCACATTTTCGTAGCCTTGGATATCAACTCCGTCTCCGTTAGCGTCTGCGTCACGGACAGCAGGAGCTAAAGATTGCATTAATTTGATGTTATTACTTAAATCTTGCATTACTTACTCCTATTAACTAGCTGCTATTTTTAATTTGTTAATCGCTTCAGCTTGAACCACTTGACCACCAACTCTACGCCTTGCAATGTATCTAACATTACCAGTTGTAGCTTGTGTGAATGGATCTCTTAGAACCGCTAACGCTACTCTATCCACAATCATATAAGCTCTTGAGAAGTCTCCGAAAGCAACGGGATAAGCACCCGCACCAACTGAAGGCATGTCACTAGCTTCAATATATGGATAACCTAAGATAGTGTTTGTAGCACCACCTTGTAGGCTCATACCTGCTTGGAACACATACTGACCTGCAGTATCTTTTAACTTTCTGATAGCTGCCAATGTTGATCTGTTGAATACAAATACACCATTTTTGCCATATTCAGATTTAATGTTGTGCACCAATGAAATTAAGCTGTCAGCTGTAATTGCTGTTCCGCTTCCTGATACTACTTCGCCAACACTGCTGTTAGACATGAAGCCTTCAGGCTTACCAACACCATTACCGCTTACAAATGCAGCACCTTCAGCTTTAGCAAATTGCTCACTGAACTCTGATTGCATTTCAGCTTCAAGATCAAACACTGTATCTTCTAAGTCTTGCTCAGAGATATCTACTAGAGCGTAGTGCTCATGTGCAGGTAGCTCTTCAAGTCCTACTTGATAACCACTTGTTTCTGATCTTGTTCCACTTTCTGAAACCCACTGAGCAGCAAACTGTCCAGTCCTTTTAGGAATCTGAATAGATCTTTGTCCAGTTGATCTTACTCTAGCAATAGATCTAATTGGTGAGATCTCAGTCACTGTTTTTAACAGCTCTCTGACATACTCAGGCGGTGCTAAATAACCACCAGTAGAATCATTGCTTACTGTAAGTGCTTTGCGTTCCATTGCGTCAAGAGATTCAATACCCTTTCTGCAATATTTGTCAAAAGCACCCATATATTCGTCAACTTGCTTAGTTGAGAAACCTGAGTTAGGTCTTTTAATGACTGTCTCTAATTTCTCTACTTGCTCCTTGACCTCATTAGATGATTGCTCTGCTAGGCTTAGTTTTTGATTTACTTCTTCAAGAGAGTCTAGTTTGGACTCAATCTTAGACATCTTCTCATCTAAGTCAGCAACGCTTTCACCTTTTTCAATCGCTTCAAGTCTTTGGTCATTTACCTTTTTAAATTCTTCAAAGGTTTTGCCCATTTCATTGATAGCAGTTTTTACATCTTCCGACATAATATACTCCTGTTATGATTTTAAGGTTTTAGTTAAGTTTGTTATGGCTTCTACCAATTCAGCATTTGCGGTCTCAACCTCTCGCTGAGAATCGTCAAATGATTTTGTCACTGCAGCTGCAGCAACCTTCGCTTCTGAACGGGATAGATTGAAAGCGTCTCGCAGTCCATTTTCCCACTCTCTGATGGTCATTTCCTTAGCCTTCACTGACCTGATAGTTGCCTTCGGGTTCATAGGGAAGGTCACTAAGGATATTTCCATTAGATCTACTTCTTTGATATAACGCCTTCTGTTGCGTTTATCGTAAGAAACTTGTTCAGGGTTCACTCTGAATCCAATACTTAGACCATCAAGTGCACCCATTTTCATTAGCTCGTATGCTTCTTGACCTGCTTGTGTTTTTAAAGCAAGTCTACCTTTTACATATAAGCCGTGATCATCTTCTTTGATTTCGTCAAATACACCGATTGGCATATCTGTTTTGTGTTGATATAAGAGTTTTACATTATGAGGTTTTTTTCTTTTTAGGGATTTGGCAAAAGCTCCTGTTTCTATTACATCATTACCAAGATCTTTGTTGCCGAATACAGATCCGTATCCTTCAAAACTGCCGTAGTCTTTATCTTCTTCTTCATCATCATAGGCTTTAATACTGGACTTAAACTCTAGGAACTCTGAATCTGCTTTCACATCTTCTCCTGTAGCTTCTACATATTCATCATGTGTTGAGCAGGGCATGAAGATCTCTTGCCCATCTTCTGAATGAGAGTGAATACCCTCACAACCTATTTCTTCCGCTCTCTCTCTTGCTTCGTCTGCAGTAGAGAATACATCTCTTCTTATTTCTTCTTTGCTGCAATTCTCTTTAGAATCTTCGTAATGATTTTGCTCACTGGCTAGGGCAGCTGATTTTTCTTCATTAAAAGATTCCATCATGTCTCCCATATTTTTTGGTCCATAACTACTTATATCCTGTTTGTCAATAGACACTCATTGCATATATAGTATCCCATGACCTAGATTAGCACAATATCTAGTCAAAATAAAAAACATCTAGTAATTCCAGTTTATATATTCCGATCTGTCATGTAGAATATTGCTATGCCAAAAATAAGAGCATTAGAACATTCAGATCATTGGGAAACCCCACCTAAATTATATGAGATTCTAAATGATGAATTTGATTTTGATTATGATCCATGTCCCCTTCATGCTACTGAGTGCACTTTGTCAAAAGATTGGGGTCAGAGAAACTATGTAAATCCACCCTATGAGAGATTTACTAAAGAAGCATTTATTAAAAAGGCGTGGCTTGAGAGTAAAAAAGGAAAGCTCTGCGTCTGTCTTATTCCTGTATCCACATCTACTAATCTATTTCACAAACATATTCTTCCCAAAGCAAGTGAGATTAGGTTCTTATATGGGCGTGTAAAGTTTATTGGATACAATACTTCGGGTGAGTTCGTTGATCAGAATGTCCCTAGGGTATCTTCTATGCACGATACTATGCTAGTGATCTATGATGGTAGATCTCCTAAAAAAGATCTTATTGTGAGACCTTTCTAAGCCTTAGTTCTGATGAGCTGAATGTGTGCTCTCTTGAGTTGTAGTAGATCTCTATACCTCTGTCTCTACATATATCATTGCCAGTGAAAGGCTTACCTTTATATTCAGATCCTATGATCCTAATATTTAAGGGCAGTGTGTTAAGAATATCTCTAAGCTCTGCTTCTCTGTTATAAACAATAATATCATCTACCCACCTAATAGCTTTGACCTGTATTTGGCGTTCTACAATGCTCTGCACTGGCGGGTTCTTTTCCGATCTGTCTATGCTTGGATCTAATTGAATAGCTACTGTCAGATGATCACAAACGCTTTTTGCTTCCTCAAACATAGCCACATGACCTGCATGTAGTAAATCAAAAGCTCCTGCTGTAATTCCTTTCTTAATATCTAGCTCCTTCTTCATCAACAAGTAATGCTTCTAATAACTTGTCAAACTCATCAAGATCTATCTTCCTTTTAGCCTTAATATGCAAATCTATAATATGCGTTATACGCTTCGTATCTAGGTCATTAAGGGGTTCTATCCTGTCAACAATATAACGATCTCCTATGGGGTTTCTGTAGTCCTTAAGGGCAAATCTATACTCTCTTAGTCTTTGTGTAATCTTAGGATTTTGAAATAAATCCATGGTCAATGGCACATCATCTAATTCTTTAAATTTTGGTATTCTTCTTGGATCTATCAATCTATCACTCCTATTGCGTCTATAATGTCATCAAATCTTTTCATGGTTTCAGGAACATAAAACTCAAGCAGCTCTCTCCAAAAGGCAGCATTGTCTCCACCCATAAGAGCAAACCAGTTTGCAAAGGCTTCTCCTGCATGATCTTGATTTACACCAGTGACTACTGATCCATATCTTTTGTAATATGAGTCAGCATGACCCTTGAAGAATTTGTTATTACTTACAGAGCCAACAAAGTCACTAAACATATTGATCTCATCATTTGATATACCGCCATACTTTCTTGAGAATCCCATAGCAGTATCTAGCCAATATGTTCCGTTGTTATATCTTGATCCTTCTGCGATCTCTATGACTTGCTCAAGATAATAGTTAATACTTGAGGTTCTGCCTTTGCCTACATCATTAAGATACTTCTTGACCCAATCCTTACCTAAGATCTTTTCTAATACTGCTGAATTTGCAAGAGGACCAGTGCCTTTGTTTACAAACGCATATACTTTGTCCTGAAACTCATCTATAGAGTTGATAGTCATGGTAGATCCATTCTCTGCTAGATCTATACCAAACTCTTTTGCCATAAAGTCAGGATCTCTTTTCCACTTGTAATCTTTGTCAAATCCTTTGGCTTTCTCTTTGTTTCCTGCTCTTTTATAACCTGAGAGCATTTTCCGATCTGCTTGGATTTGTAGAGCAGCTGCTAAGGATAAATTTCCATGCAGTTCTACTCTGTTCATATCTTCTGCGTCTAATATGCCTGAAGCTCTTAGCCTATCCCTAAACTTAGGAGTGTCATCAATGGCGTGTCCGTATTCATGCTTCCATACCACATTAGTCCTATCAGCATTGTATTTGCTAGGCATGTGTATTTTTCTTTGGAAAGGCATGTAGTAAGCACCGCCACTCTTAGCAAAGACCTCATTGAGCTTAGGAGAGTCTTTAATGATGTTCCTGATAGTTTGATTGTTATTCCAACCTGCATTATCGTGAAACTTCTTCTCTACCGAATCTACATCACCCCAATTTGGATCTAAGCCATCATCAGGCTCAACCTGAGCTGCAGGTGTCCCGTCTAACTCATCTTCTGCGTCAACATAAACAATCACACATCTACAGTTGATAACATTCTTAGCACCACCTCTAGGATCTCCTGCGTGTTTCATCTTTGCACCACCAACAGTGAAATCTTCGTCCATGGCAACTACTTGACCATTTGCGTCAGCGTGATCAGATCTTGTTCTATCATCAGCTGTTGCTACCCACTTCTTCATCATCTCTATGCCAGTGTCATTAGCTAACTCTTGGTGATATTGATGATTGGCAAAGGAAGCAGCTCCATGTGTCTCTGTCCTTGCAATTAGAGCAGCTCTACGCCTTGTGATAGGGATATATTCTGATGAGATGGTCCTTGCTATCTGATCTAATGTAAGATCTTCAGCTCTAAGGGCAGCTAATCTTCCTCGGATCTGCCAACTCATATTGAAGGAAATATTGCTTAAAACAAGCTCTCTAGTCCTGAAATAGCGGTCTATGAGAGCGTCAAACTCTTTTGATCTACCTAATACAAAGGCACTAGCCTTGGTCAAAGGCTTATATCTGATTTCGTTGTGATCCCATGTAGCTCTTGAGACTCTCTTATAGTGAGATAGAACTAAGGGTAGAAGATCTTGATCTAGTGTCTGCTTGGCTACTGAAGCGTCATAGACACCAGTCTGCTTGTAGAGATACATATTAACATTGACAAACTTCCTGAAGAGACTGCTTAGTCTTTTGTTAAATCTTCTCTCATGGTTATTTCTGAGGACAAGCTGCTCTCTAGCTTCTTTAGCTGAGTTGATTCGTCCTCTTTTGAAGTAATTAAGTTTCTTCTTATTTCTTGCTAGAGAGGGGGTGTCCTTTCGGGAATAAATCCGTGTCATGTTTACCGCTTCTAAATTTTCCGTTTCTTAACGCATAAAGGTAGCTATTACATCTTGCAAATGCCCATTGCTCTTCAGAATTAACGCTTGGTCTAACACTACTAGGATTGGTCCTATATGCTCCTACACCTCTTTTGAATACTGCTATGAGCGTTCTAACGCTTGTTTTCTTTGTTGGGTTATCCCCATACTTTTCATTGTGATCATCAGCTTTCTTCTGCAATCCTTTTTTGACCGCAGCTGAGACTTCAGCTTTCTCTTCCATTTCATAATATAGAAATAGCTTCTGTTCTTCCCTTTCAATTTCAGCTCTCTTCCTCTTTGCCCATGAGAATCCGCTGTCACCACCCCACAATAACCATGCAATTTTACCTGCACTTGGGTAGCCTTCTTCCCCTGCATTGAAACCTTGACCTTGCTTATCTACTTCGTGTCTTGAGAAGAAGCTGAACATTCTTTTAATTGTTGATATGGAGAGGTTCTCCCGTGCTACTAAGGAATTTGCTCTTGCAACTCCTACGGCAGTCCCACCCCTATTGAACTTTTTTCTGAGTTCCAACCCTCGCTTTGCGTTATTCGCCATTGATTCTGTTGGTCTTGTATCTATGTCAGACAGAGCTTTGCTCATATCTAACCACTCATCAAATAGTTTCCCGTCAGGATCATCATCATCTTGGGGATCTGAATCTTCTACAGCTGCAACATCTTCTTCATTGAGGGGGTCTTGTGGTTCTGCTACAGCGTCATCACCCAACGGGAATAAATTTGAAGCTATGTATAGACCATCTCCACCTTCTACTGGCTCAAGTCCTATCCTTTCTCTAGCTTCATTCCTAGTCATTATTCCTTCTCTAACAGCTGAAGTGACATTCTCATAGATCTTTTTCCTACGCTCAGAGAGAGCAGGGATAGAATCTATATCAAACTCTAAGGACAACCTGTCACCGAACATAGGCACAAGCCACTCATTTAAGTCTGAAGATATCTTTTGTAGATATGGAATGATTGTTTCTTCATATAGAGCTAGTCTTGCTTCTGCTACATTTGCATAAGTCTGAGCGTCAGGCACTCCTACTAGCTGAGACGGAACACCGAAACACATAGCAATCTCTGTTGCTGATAGATGTTTCAGGTTTAGGAAGTCCATGTCTTTTGGTGACAGACCCATTTCCTTCCAATCAAAGTCACCTTCTAGGAGCATAGGTCTACCTGCATTACCTGCACCTGAGAAGCGATTATTCAGATCTGTCAAAAGTTGTTGTCTTTGTGATTCAGTCAGATTCATTGCAAAACCTGCTTCATCTCTAGGTTTAAAGATCACTGCACCGCTAGGTCTAGCACCATTGGATAATAGATTGACATTGTGCTTACCTGCCATATTGTGCTGATCTACTTCTGTAGCTGCAGCTGATAATGGACTACACCCATAGTAATCATCTAAGGGATTCCATAACTTAATATGCTTGAGCTCACTGAAGCCAGTGTCCTGATCAACCTCAAAGGATTGCTCTACTCTGCCGTTGATCATGTAATCGTAGCGATCAGGAATAGGATTACCGCTACCTTTAATATTAATTCTGTCGGGTCTAAGATGATGGAGCTCCTTTGGAGCACCAAGCTCTGATCCTAGTTTTAAAACATAAGAGTTGCCACTCAACAATAGATAGCCATACAAGCTGCTAAAGAACTCTGAATAACTCTGCAGCGGATTAGGTCTATTGAGTAGCTCTATGAGGGGGTGTTCTTCAAGGATTTGATCTCCTATCTTGATGATAAATGGGACTGAACTTGCTCCCTTTGAGATCTCATTTACACATCTATAGACTATGGCGTTCTTAAGGTAGCCTTCTTTTGCAAGATCTTGATACTTATAGTCCTTTCCTGCTTCAGCTCCTACACCAAAATAACCCATCATATTTGAGTTCTGTTTGATTTCAGGTTTTACACCTAATCCAAACATTCTTTGAAAAAAATTTCTATCTTCTGCCATCAGCTTATTCTCCAGTTTACTTGTCCCCGACTTTTACTTAGTTCAGTCAATCCCCAAACCAAAGCGTCAAGCCTGTCGGGTGAACTATTAGTCTCGCCTGTATAACTGCACATTTGCTGTTCTAGCTCAGGATATGCTCCTACATGGTGCACCCTTCTTTGCTCATACAAAGCTGCGATTGGTTCAGCTCTGAGTATCTTACCTCTCGTTGCTCTGACAGCTCTATAAGGGACTGTAGCGTCTATATTCCTTATAAGCCGTTCTACCAAATCTCCGCCATTGTTCACTTCTGCTACTATTCTATCCGCTTCCCATTCATAGAAAGCGTTTACAGCTATTCTACCCCATTTGTCGGCAGAATGTCTCCCTGACAGATCTTCAAGGACATAGAACTCATTATTAAAGTCCTTCCCTACTATAACTATACCAGTTTCATCAGAGTTGTCATTAGCGGTGACTGCAGGATCTATTGCAATTATGATCTGCTGAAGCTCTCTATCTTCGTTGATTCTAGCTTCTTCTATCATGTCAGGAGACCATAGAGCACCCTCAAAGTCCTCTATGAGCTCTGCGTAGAGCTCCTGCCTTCCTAGGTTAGTTCCCTCATACCTATCTTTTAACATCTGCAAAGCAGACTCAGCTAGGTTCTCTTCATTCTCAAATGTTGACCCCCTAGTCACATAAACATCATCTCTCTCAATGAGATCTTTTAGGATCTTGATTGGTTTTGGAGTTGTTGTGATCACGCATTGTGGTTTATCTCCAAGACGCAGACCAAACATCAGCTGATCAAACGCTTCGGGATATCGCCATGCAGCAATCTCATCACACCATGCTCTATGGAACTGCGGTCCTCTAAGTCTCTCAGGTTCTTGTGCTGCGAATCCTATGATCTTAGATCCATTGTGTAGACGGATCTCTGAGACTGTAGAGCTGTATCCTGCTTGTTCTTTTGACTTGAGCAGACATTCTTTAGGGATTACTGATAAGAGACCACTAGGACCACCGAAACAAACTCTCCTGAGATCTCCATGTGTCGGAGCTACAACGGCACAATTAACATTGGGATTGTCCATAGCATAGATTGCTATATCTTCAGCTCCTGTTCTTGTCTTACCCCAACCCCTTCCTGCAAGGATTAGCCAAATAAGAAAGTCAGCTTCAGGTGTAAGCTGCTTCTCTCTAGCTGTTCCTAGCCATTCAGTGTAGTGAGTCGCTGTCGCTGTTGAGACGCTCTCGTTTAACTTCGTGTAAGAGGTCCATAACTCTTCTGAAAGACTCTGCTTCTTTGACAGTGCTGTTGACATTGATGTTCTCCGTGACTTCACCCATTGCTACCTTGCCTAGCTTTTGAGCTACTGTAAGGGCATTACATAACGCTAATAGGTGCTGCGGTGGAAAAGGTCTACTCTTCATCTTGAGAGCTTCGCTGTTCATCTGAAAGTAGTAATCAACCTGTCCTATTATCTCCTTAGATTTCTTTATCATTTCATCATCAAGTTTAGAGCCTTCTTTAACCCTTTCTTGAGCTCTCTTTTTATTGAGTTCTTCTATGACCTCTTGCTCAAACTGAGATCTTAGAGCTTTCCAGTTCTCAGATCTTGCAGCTCTATATAAGGTAGCAGAAGCCACATTATGCTTTTTGATCAATTCATCAATAGTAAAATGCTTCCTCTCACCTGACTCAAGCTCTATACCCTGCACAAACTCGGCTTTTATCTGAGTTCGCAGATCGGGTGTCAGTTTAGTTTTGGTATTCTTTTTGGTCATAATCTCTCAAATATTATCATTATTTTTCGTCATATTACAAACAGTCATATAAATACCCTATTCCAATTTGGATTAATATGTGATATAATCTTCTTTTAGATAAAATATGAGGAAACATAAAATGATAAAAAACTTAGATAGATTGAAAAGATATTGGGTCTACTGGGACGGCTATAGAGTGGTCCAAGTAAGATCTGTAGGATACAAGTGGTGTTGGATTAGATCAGGTCCATTCTCAGGACCTTACCAACGCAAGTTCTCTAAAGTCAAAAGATCCGTTTGGGATAAGATGATGATCAGCACAATGGAAGAGCTGCAAGACAAAGTTGATATACAAAATCGTGCAGCTGCTCTAGGGATCTCTAACATAGTCAAATGTAAGAAGGTTAAGTCTCACCCTACTAAGAAGTTTGGGTGGCGTTATAGGACCTTTGAGGAGATCTCAGATATGGTTTTTGAAGCTGATGTATTGCCAAGGAGATATGGCTAATGATCATTGATAAGAATATTCCTCTCTTGGAGTTAGTAGATCCTCTAGGGAGAAAGACACATAGACTTAAGATTGATGAGATCTATCACACATTACATGAAATGGAAATTGGTGACTCTGTATTCTTTGAGGACCACGCAGAAGCAAACAAGTTTAGATCAAGAGCTCATAACTGGTTAGTTCATGGCTACTGGACCAAGCAGTTTGCATTGCGGGAAGTTGAAGGTGGATTCAGAGTTTGGAGAATAGAGGACAAACAAGTAATTGATCAGGGATTTAAACTGAGTTGATTTAGTATTCCGATATGGTATATTGAATGTCCGTTTTTTTATAGGAGAAATTATGTCAATAGAATGTCTAAACAAAGCACTCAAGATTGAGTTTGACGGACAGACACCAACAAAGAGATTGATCTTAATTCTTCTAGCTAATTATTGTGATGACAATAACAGCTGCTACCCATCTTACAAACACATTGCGAAACTCGCAGGTCTCAAAGACACAAAGCACATTGCAAACATCATCAAAGAATTTGAACAGCTAGGACTTTTAAGAATAGAGAACAGAAGAAATGAAGATGGTGGTAATACATCTAACCGCTACCACCTGACCCTAGGGTCTACACAATCCCCCCCTGTAGGTCTCAGGACCACCACCCCCCTTGTCCCCACCCCTGACAATACTAAAGAAGATACAAAAGAAAATATATATAGGACTTTTCTCGTTGATAGCTTTGGCACTTTTTGGGATCACTATCCTAGAAAAGTTGCAAAGGATAATGCACGGAAGAGCTATGAAAAATTGATGAGGTCTCTGAGGAAGAAACACTCAAAAAAAGAACATCAGATCTTTGCGGATCAACTGGCTCAAAGCTCAAAAAATTATGCAGCTTATGTCAAAGCAGAGAAGGTAGAAGATCAATTTGTCTTGCATGGATCAACATACTTGAACCAAAGACGATTTGAAGATTATCAAAATGTTAAGATAAGGAAAAAAAGTTTAAATGCAATAGCAGGGTAAAATTATGAATGACATAAGTCGCAAACTCTCAGAAGAGGGTATCTCTCAAAAGAATAATAATATGACCTTCAGAGAAGGTAATCAGAAGCTCAAATGTCCTAAGTGTCAACCGCCACATAACTCCAAAGACACTCCCCTATCACTAACCATAAATGGATCTACTTGTGTTTGGAAATGTCACCATTGCGAATGGTCAGGTGGAACTGGTGATGGGACTGGATCTTATAGAGCTCCACAAAGGGTATATCAAAAACCTAAAGTCCCTGAGAAATTTATCCAAGCTGATTTTGTAGCTGACTACTTTATCAAGAGAGGGATCTCAAAAAAGACCTTAGACAAATTCAATATCTATTCTCAATATGAGTGGATTGCTTTTCCCTACTATGACCTTGATGGATCTATAGCCAATGTCAAATATAGGACAGTTAAAAAAGAGTTCCGTCAATCTGCTAACGCCAAGAAGATAATTTACAACTATAACAATGTCCATGATCAGGAGACTGTCATTTATGTTGAGGGTGAGATTGATGTTTTGTCCTTAGCTCAAGTCGGATTTATGAACGCTACTACTCTGAGTGATGGAGCTGCACCTACTGTAAGTAAAGATCCAAATGATTCTAGGTTTCAGGGCATGGCAAACTCACCTATCCAAGCTGAAAAGGTGATCCTGTTTTGTGACAATGATAAAGCAGGTAAAGCTCTAAAAGAATCTATCCTGTATAGAGTAGGTAAAGATAAAGCATGGTATGTAAACCTATCAAAGTATGAGGACTGTAAGGACGCAAATGATGTCCTTGTGAAGCACGGAGAAGCTGCTCTAAAGGATCTTATAGACAATGCTATACCTTATCCAGTAGAGGGTCTTTATAGAGCTTCTGACTACAATGAAGAGGTCATGGATCTCTATGAGGGCAGGTATGTTAAACCCATACAGATCGGAATTGCGGGTCTTGATGAGATCTACAAGATTCAGAAGGGCACTTTCCATTGTATAAGCGGTGTCCCTAACCACGGAAAGTCTCTCTTTTTGGATCACATTCTTTTGAAAATAGCTGAGAATCACAACTGGAAGTTTGCAATCTTCTCTCCTGAGCACTCTTCAGCTATGCACATACGCAGACTTTTGCAGATCTATTTACAGAAAAGTTTTGATGAATCTAACTATGAGCGTATGTCAAAAGATGATTTGGCTAGGGGAATGATGTTTATCAACAAGCATTTCTTCTTCATTGAAACTAGAGAAGCAGTGCCAAATATAGATCTCATTATGAGGATTTCTAAAGGTTTCGTTTACAAATATGGTTCTGCAGCTGCAGGAGTTGGTGTAGTAATAGATCCTTACAATGAAGTTGACGCAAATAGAAAGCAAGGTAAGAGAGAAGATGAGCACATTAGAGACTTCATATCAGAGTGTAAGAAGTTTTGCAGGAATCATAACGCTGTTGTTTGGTGCGTAGCTCACCCTACAAAGCTGCCAAGAGAATCAGATGGATCTTATGCAGTCCCAACAGCTTACTCAATCTCAGGGAGCTCACATTGGGCAAACATGAGTGATGTTATTGCAGTGGTCCATAGAGACTTTGATGAGAATACAAGCTCATTTATCACTAGGAAGATCCGTGAGCAGGATCTCTATGGCAAGATTGGTGAGGTCAAAATGCAATACAACTTTAGGAAATTCAGCTTTGAGCCGTATGTTCAATCTGATGATTATTATAACTTTGACTAGGAGAAAAATATGTCATTACAAATTGTTCCAAAGAAAGCGAATACAGCTACTGTTCAATTCAGGATAGATCCTGACACAAAGCAAATGCTAACTAAGCTCAGGAATCACTACGGGGTCACTAGCGGTCCTCTAATAAAAAAGATGATCCAATATCACTATAAAGATTTGATGAAGCTAGAGGACTCTAGGAAGGACTAGAGATCTAAAAAGAAGTCATTGGGTGTGACTGCACCATTTGTAGTTCTATGAATTGCAACAATGGCTTCTTTGCATGGAATCCTTTGCCCAAGAATATACTTTGACAATCCCCCCTGACTAATTCTGTAGCCAGTGACAGAATCCATCTCTGCAATAAATGCTTCCTGAGTGATCTTCTTTTCTTTGAGGTAGTCTCCTAGTTGCATATCAGTCCTTTTTTATTCCAATGTGTATTGAATTATATGTCATAGTGGGTTAAAATTCAATCTGATTTAATGAAACATTACATCTAATGAGGACTATAAAATGACTAATAATCCATTTGAGCAATTTGATATCAATCACTTGAGCTCACAATCAATCAATCTTTATCTATCCAATATCCCTCTTTTCATTGTTCGCTATTGTGTCGGTTTCCGATCTGCAACAAATTCAGCAATGCTGAGAGGGACAGTGACAGATAAATTTATAGGTAAAGGCTTAGGCTTTGAGAAGAATGAAGATGGGATCTATGAGCCTGTCAAAGATATACCATCTGATGAGAAGCTGCTAGAGGGAGCTGAGAATTACTTTACAGCTGCAATAGAAGATCTTGAAGATGAGCCTGAGAAGATCAACAAGGAGCTAGAGAGCGTCAATAAATATCTAAAGGTAGGATTGCCTTTCTATAGATCTCTAGGAACTCCTGAATCATATCAACAACGGGTAGAGCTAGACTTTGATTTGCCCGTCAACATTATCGGTTTTGCTGACTTAACCTTTGAGGATTCTGTCAGAGATATAAAAACCTCTGCAAGGAAGCCGTCAGCAATTACCCCACAAGTCTCAAGGCAGTTAGCAATATATGCAGCTGCATTAGAGAAGCGTCAAGCCGTAGCAGACTATCTTGTAGTTTCAAAGACTAGCCAGTCGGTAGAGTCTTTGGAATGTGATGATCTGAATATGCGTCTTGATGAGGTTTATCAGGTGAGTCAGAAGATAACTAACCTGTTAAGCAACAATGATATTAACTCTCTTTGTGATCAGTTCTACCCTGATTTCTCTGACTGGCGTTGGGATCAGGGCAGCATTGAAGCAGCAAAGAAATTATGGAGCATAAAATGAAGCTATCAAATGAGATAACCTATGCCCAAGTTTGGGCAACTTTAAACTCTGTTGATCTGTCTAAGTTCCATGAAAAGAAAGGTAATTTCACTTACCTATCTTGGACTGACGCTTGGACCATATTGATGGAGCATTATCCGTTTGCTTCTTATGAGTTTCACAATGAAACCTATGAAGAGAATGGAACTGTAATGACGCATTGCACTGTAAGGATCGGAGATCTAAGCAGGTATATGTGGCTACCCGTGATGGATAATAGATTGGTCTCAATCAAGAATCCAACAACTAGAGAGATCCAAGATTCACGCATGAGGTGCTTAGTTAAGTGCCTAGCTGTCTTTGGTCTAGGAATGTATATATTCAAGGGTCAGGATCTTCCTGACGCTTCTAAGGACGCAGCTGAAGCTGAGGTCAAGTATCGTTTCAGGTTCGTTAAGACTGGCGGTGAGATAGTCGGAGCTGATACATCAAAGGAATACTTAGATGTCATTAGACCGCTTCTAAAGACCCCTAGTAATGTCCTGCATAAGAAAGCCTTTAACGCCAACAAAGAGCAAATAGAAGAAGCTCAGAAGTGCGTAGCGGTAGAAGATACCGATATAGAAGCTAGATATGCAAAGCTCTTTGAGCTCTACACTGAGAATGAAAATGACAGTGCCTGAAGCTCTAAGAGGAAAGCCTAAGTCAAAACTTAGCGTGACTGATTGTGTTTACCTTTGCCTTCGCAAGGGTAGATACATGATGTTCCATGAGATTAAAGAAATGATTAATCAGAATACTGGTAAGTATTATGGTGAAGCAACAATCTCAGCTGCGATTAGGGATCTCAGAAATGAAGGTCCTAGAGCAAAATATGGATTGCACCCTTATGAAGAGGTTGTGATCAAGCGTAGAAGAAAAAATAGCAAAGGCTATGAATACAAACTCGTAGAGTATCAAGGCTCTACAAGAATATAGTAAGGAGAAAAATATGGAGTTTGAAAAGAAGGAGCTGAAAGGCAGAATGTGGAGTGAGCAAAATGCCAAGGTAGTTTGGAAAGGTCCAATATATATCAACGGCAAAGATGAATACTTCACTATTCTTAAGACTGAAGTTCAAGGGAAACCAAAGTTTGAGATCTTAAAATCTTGTGGACTTTTGTATCTCAAAGATGATCAGTCTAAACCCAATGCACCTGACATTGGCGGTCCAATCACACATGAAAAGATTGCCTATAAGTTCGGTGGTTGGGAACAACAAAATCCTGATAGTGGTGATGTTTCACTATCTGTTGGGTTGCTTGTAAGTGAGATACAAGCTCAAGCTGCGGAAGATTCTGCAGCTCCTGCAGCATTTCCTGCAGATGATTCCTCAGAAGAGGATATTCCTTTTTAGGTTATACTTTTGTCTATGGCTAAAAGGTTCATAGATAAAGACCACCTGAAAAGGATCACAAAGCTGCCCTGCCTAATAAGCAGGGCGGGTTTCTACAGCTGCAATAAGCCAGTCCAAGCACATCATCTACTGCGTCCCTCTACTGGTCCTAGAATGGGTGTAAAGAGCTCTGACGCAGAAACAATACCCCTTTGCTATCACCATCATGGATTGCTACACACTAAGCACGGCACTGAAGAGAGCTTCTTCAAGCATTATGGATTGCCTAAAGACTACGGCATAAAAGAAGCTAAAAGGCTCTATGAAGAGACTCTATGGCTTAGAGAGCAAGATGATGACCTGCCTTTTTAGAAATCAGATCTGCAGATCCTAAAATGTTTCACATGGAACATTATGTCATTATGTATTGACAATTATGTCAAAAAGACATATATTAGAAGGGTATTAATCAAAGCAAGGAGATAAAATGAGATACATATTTGATGTTAATGAATACTGCGAATCCCTGAGTGGTTCTGTCTATTGTATAGAATATGATGAGATGAGCGGTTCACCTTTAACTGCATTTGCCTGTCCATTGAAGGCGAATGATTTACCTGATAACTCTCAATGGTATGAAGCTCAGAGTGATGTTTTACTAGAGCTCTACATCTTAGTTGATCGTGGTGAGTATAAGATCCGTGAGGAAGTCACTGTTGATCACTTCAATAAGCTACTGGGGGTTGCATAATGACCCACAAATACAGCAAGTTTTATGTCCACATGGAAGTAGAAATGATCCATGATGGAACAGTCTCAGCTCAGGATTTAGATCTTTTTATAGAAGATCCTGACACACTAGAAGAAGGTCTCAAAGAAGGTTGGATCAGGCTTACTGTCAGAGATGGTAGGACCATGAAGGAGCAAGATGTAGCAGAAGGCACTGAGATCTTTGATATGGAGCTGACAGATGGATAGGAAAGCACAAAGAAGATTAGCAAGAATTGATGAGCTGAGAGCTAATATCAAAAGCTATGAGCTCAGTATCAAGTTATACAAAGAAGAACTAGATGAGCTCTTGCATGAGGACACCAACGCAAATGGTGATCCTCTATTGCTGCGTAGAGTTAGAGTCTTAGGGACTACCTTTTTCGGCACTTGCTTAGGTAAGAAGCTGAGAGGTAAGAGTTGGTCTTACATGGTTTCTGATGAGGAGACTAATGAGATCAACTGGTATAAGGGGGACAAGTTAGAAGTTGTCCCTGAGAAATGGTAAGGAGAAAAATATGTTTGTTAAAAATAAACTATGGAATCAAGTCATGCCAAGACTTATGAAAAAATATGGCTTCACTATGAAAGATCCTATCATCAAGGTCATGGAAGAAGTGATCACTGATCCGATAGATCTTAGGGATTTCAAGAACGCCTTTAAATATCCTAATGGCTTTCCTAACTGGAAGAACAACTAATGGATAGGGTGTTAGATTGGAAGGACATTAGAATTAAGGAGATTAATTCTATGGGGTATAAAGCTGATCCTGATCACCCAAACTATGATGAGGTTCAAGCTATATACAAAAGTGAGCACAAATCTTACATGGAATTTGCTAGAGAATTTTTTGGCGAATTGAACAAAGAGTGCTAAATTTATTATATGGGAGAGATTCTCAACGCAGCTGCAGCTGTTTTTATCCTCGTATTTACTGGGTGGTTTGCTTGGGAATCTACTCTTTTAGTAGATGAGAAAAAAAAGAAAAGGGGGAATAATGATAATTGAAGCTCAAAATCCTTATGAGTATAACGACTCCAAATCCTATGATCAGAACTTTTATGAATGGCTATATGAAGTCAATCGTGAGAGACGCAAAGAAGCTGATTATGGATTTAAAGAAGAAGAAATGCTTGAGCAGGAAGGCAGACAGACATTCCGCAAGATGTTCGGGTATAAGCGTTTAGAACAGATTAAGACTGACGCTTTAAATAATTCAGTCTTTAGCTAATTCTGCAGATCGGTTTTTTTCCGTTATCTCAGATTTATAGTTGATGTTCAATCCTGCAAGAGTGCAAAGGCGTGTCTTTTCGTCTTTGCCCTTGTCAGAGAGAATACAATCATTCTCTATAACCTCAACATATCCTTCCCTTATAAGATCCGTGAGAACCTCAGAAGGGAGACTATCTTTAAACATAACAGAAAGGAGACCGCCTAGTCTTTTCGTTTGAGTCTTACTTAAAGCCATTCCTTATCCATTGATATAATTTCCTTAGATCTTTATCTAAGCCTTCCAACATTATTGTTAAATCTTTAAATCCGTCTGACATTCTACTATCTCTCTTGTCAAAAATTATGTCCCAATTTTGGTTGTAGGCTTCATGGTTCTCGTTTCTTCTGCGTGATCCTTTACCGCCTTCCCATTGTTTAGACATTATGCCATTCCTGTCCTTCAAACAGTAATGCTTCAGCTTGTCTGCGTCTGACCAATCCTTCTAGGACCTGACCACCTGCCTTGTTCCAACGCTTCATTTGATGTGGCACTTCTTCATACTTGCCTTCGTTTAATACTCTGAGCATTGTAGAGCTGCTTAGATTTCCTGCTCCTAGGTTGAATGTCCATGCTACCAAAGCGTCAAACTGGTGCTGAGATAGAGGAGCTGTCACTGCATTTTCTACTGCTTCTTCATAGATACAAAGATCATTTTTTAGGATCTGTTCCGCTTCAGCTGCTTCTATTGTGTCACCTTCTTTGACACCTTCAGTATGTCCATAGCCGATTGTAAGCACATCAGCTGCACATCTATAGGCTTCTAATTCCAAGCCTTCAAATTTTTTTATTAGTTCTATACCTTCTTGTGATGTTTTCATTTTAATAATCACCCCATACTTTCGTTTTTTTGCCACCCCAATATTCAACTGCGTGACCTTCTTTAATAAGAATCTTGCAAATATCTTCACCATCTTCAGTAAAGATCTCACCCAAGATCCGCCCATATTTTCCTTTGCCATGTGATTTGAGAATTATGCGTTCACCGCACAACTCTTTAAGTCTTTGTTTTGCTGCTAGACCTAGCTTCTTTTCTGCTAGATCCCGTGTTCTTGATTCAGGCGTGTCAATACCAACAAGCCTTACTCTCTGTTTATGTAGCTTCACTGAGTAGCCAAGATCTATTATGCAGTCAAGGGTATCCCCGTCTACTATTCGGTCTACCTCAGCGTTATATACAAATGGTTCTACTTTCATCTAAAAAAAAAGGTGCTTCTGCACCTCTCCCCTGACTATTTGTCTTTTGCCTTACCTATGTTGAACGCTAAAAGCTCTATCATTTTATATAGCTTTCCTATCATTGCGTCATCTTTAGGTGTTGGTGTTAGGGCACAAATGATTGAAGCTGCACAAACAACTCCAGTGATGATTCCTAACCATTCTCCAATAAATCCAAACATATTATTCTCCCGTTTTTATTAATGGTTTTTAGATATTACCAATTATTTAGTCCTTTGTCTCTTCTTCTTCCTTTCCATATTCTCTATAAAATTCAATAATATGGAGACTATCCTTAAGATATCTCTTAAGTTCTGCCATGTTCATTGACAGATTTTCATATTCTTTAGAAGTTAAAGCATAGTATGCTGTCTGCGGTGCAGCTCCTTCCTCTAGCAATTTAAGATATTCTGCCATCAATTCAGGTGTCAGGACTGTCCAATCTACATCAACTAACTGAACCTCTAATGGCAAAGGTGGGTGATAGATTGGCATAGGTTCTGCAATGGTGACTACTTCTACGGGTTTAGTTTGCGTGGGTATCATTGAGCACCCCACAAACAAAAAGCAAACGCTAACTGTTAATAACTTTTTCTCTATGGACATTTAATCTATGGTAATTAAAAGGGTTAATATTATATGACTGTCTTGTGCCGTGATATGGATTGACCATGTGTGCCTTCATAGGATCAAACATGACAAGCCTGTTGCTCTTAGGAACTATGACAGTCCCATCATCAAAAATTAATTCTCCGCCTTGAAGATCATGCACTGCTCTATACCAAACGATTGAGCATATTGGTGTAGAAATATAGTCTTTAATTAGTTCGTCTCTGTCTATATGCCACCCAAGACCACCTTCACCATCAATTTTTGTATGACACCAAAAGTCATAACCTTCCATATCTGCTAAGTCATAATGTTTACCTGCTATGTCTAATAATCTACGGCAAAGATTCATGCAATTATGAAACTCTAAAGGCTCATAGAAATGTAGATCATTTGATTTTGATGTAGGGAATATGTTGACTGCGTTATCTTTGATGATGATCATTGGACAACTTCTTCTTTCTCATCAAACTGATTAGGATCAGTAATCTCAATCAGCTCATTCTTTAGTCTTGCTACAGCTTTGTTGACTCTGTTTTCTATGAGCTTAGGTTTGGCTATAGCTAGTGCGTCAAGATCATGGTTAGCAAAAGTATTTCTGAGCTTCTGAACTTCTCTTGCACTCTCTTGATTTTGTGCTGATAATTTATTGTTGTTTTCTTGTAATGTCTTTGCGTTTTCTATGTGCTTTTTGATTGCAGCGTTTTGTTGTTCTATCTGATTTTCTAATGTGATTGCGTTGCCTTTGAGAACTGAGATCTCATCTAAAAGCCTGTCAATATACCAAGCTGATCCTGCTACACTGACAAGCAGTAGACCGCCTAATATTAGAGATAGTTTCATTCCCATCTCAAAAGTATATCCGATCTGTCATATAAAATCACTTGAAAGTGAAGATCTTAAGGGGTTCGCTTTTACCCTTGACCATAATTGGCTCAAGCTCTTTTAGGTGATATCCACAATATTTCTCTGTCTCTTCACCTATCAGAATATCTACACCCCTTTCTTTTGTAGCTGATTCTAGTCTTGCTGCTACATTGACTGGATCTCCTATTGCTGAATAATCAAATCTAGTTTCTGATCCCATATTTCCGACTATAGCTGTTCCAGTATTGATACCTACACCTATTGCCACTGGTGGTAAACCTTCAGCTTCTAGCTCCTCTGAGACCTTCTTAACATTATCTATGAGATCTACTGCAGCTTCATAAGCCTTTATTTCATGTCCTTCCATGTCTAAGGGAGCTCCCATTATGAACATTCCTGCGTCCCCTATGAACTTGTCAGTCATTCCGCCATGCTTTTGAATGGCTTTTACTTGAGCTGAGAGCACCCTATTCATAATGTAAGTGACCTTATCAGGACCTATCTTTTCTGATAAAGCTGTAAATCCACGCAGATCCGTGAAGATATAAGTGCACCTTCTACGCTCTCCACCTAGCTTTAGAAGCTCAGGTTTGTCCTGTAGCTGCTTTATTTGGCGTGGGTCTAGGTAATGTTCAAACTGTTTCTTGATTTGCTGACGGAGCTTGTATTGCTCTCTAAACCTTAGATAGAAACCTATAGCTCCAGTGATGAACTGCGATATCAGAGACCATGTGACATCTACTAAAAGACCACTAGAAATTAGCTTGAAGCCACCAAATGCCGTTAGAGACATTATTGATATAGCTGATACTAACACTCCAGTTATCCCAAAATAGCTCGTTAGAATCCAAATTAGAGCCACTGAGAGCACAAAAATACCTAGCTCTACAGCTAAAGACCAGTCAGGAATATATGGTGAGTCCTGAATTAAGATTGATTCTGCAAGAGCTGCTTGGATCTTATGAGGTTCTAATAGTCCAACTGGCGTTGCTATTTGTGGCATTACACCTGAAGCAGTGACACCTACAATCACATAGCGTCCTGCTACTTCCATATCCTGTAGATTAGTTTCTGAGGTCTTGACCCATGAGATCCATTTCCTGCCTAAGCTGTCTGTCTTGACTGGCGGTATTCCCCTGATTGATATCTCTTGGATACCATTATCATTTGTAGTGATGATGTATGATTTGACATCAAAAAGAGACTTATAGATTTGTGTTGCAAAGGAAGGAATCCACCCATCAGGTGCTGAAGCTAGAAGAGGTATTCTTCTGACCAGTTGATCAGATTCGGTGGGAGCAATGGCTAAACCCTGCAATGTATTATTTCCTAGAGTGTTCAGGTTTTCCTTAACTCCCTCTAAAACTATACCACCTTTTTCAGGACCTTTGATTATTGTTCCTGTTGTTTTTGGAAATGTTCCACTCTTATCAGCAAACATAGCTAAGACAGAAGGTGCATATCCTAGTGATTGAGCAAAGTATTCATCACCACCTAGTCTGTCAGGTTGCGGAAATGAGATCCCCCAAGCTACACCTATAGCTCCTTTCTGCAGCAATGTTATTTGGATCTCTGCTAGTCTCTCCCTTGGAAGAGGATATCCACCCTCTCTCTCTACATCTTCTTCTGTAATATTTAGGATCACAAAGTTGCCTGATTCCTGATACTCAGGAACTAGAGCGTCAAATGTCCTGAGCTTTATGACATCAACAATGCTCCACTGATAGACTAGAGGTATCCCTAAGATTATGAGTATGCCTAGTAGACTAACCGCTTTGCTTAATTTTGATAACATTACTGCTCCCGCCATTTATTGTTATAGTTCTTGAGACCCCATCTTGTATAAGAATAACTGTATAAGATCCTGAGACATCAAGATCCAGTCTTACATTTGCACTGACATTTCTTTGAACTGTAAGGACTGATCCTGTCAGAAATGTGGTGATCTGAGTATTGAGATCCTGACCAAAATTAGTTCCAGTGATATTTACTGATTGTCCATCTTGAGCTAATTGATCTTCCTCAGCTGCGATTTCTAGTGCGTCAATGACATCTAAAAGATCCTCAAGAAAGTTTACATCAAGATAATTTATATCTAATTCTGTAAATTCTAGGTCCTGTTCATTGTCTAAAAAGTCCTCTGCAAGGTAGTCAATATCAAGATCATTGAAGTCTAATATGTCTGCAGATCGGATATTTTCTTCTTCTGAGATCTGCAGCTCTTCTTTAGGTGGGGTGACAATCAGCATATTGTCAATGATATCTAAGGAGAGATCTAAGATTACTGGCTTACTAGGCGTAGATTCAAAGACGCTTACTGTAGTAGCTTCAAACGGCTTGTTTAGTATGACTGACCCTGTAGCAGTAAAAACTTCTATCTCACCGCTAGAGAGCCCTAGAGGGTCAGGAAGCAATATAATTAATGACCTTCCTAGCTCATCTACTGTAGCAGTAAAATCTGTCCCTCTGATTGCTATATTAGCTGTTGGTGTCTTGAGCTGTATGTTTTGTTTATCAATTCTTTGCAGGTTGCCAGTGACAAATCTTGTAGTCCCTAGGGCAAATGTAAGAGCCATCTTTGACTTTGATGGATCAGGATCATAGATGTATTCGTCTATGAGCAGCTGAGAGTGTTCTGTCAATCTGACAGTAGAATCATCAAGGAAGGTAATAGCCATTCTTCCATTCTCGGTAATGGCTTCATCATTGGACCTGATTGGTAAAGCTAGATCAGCTGTTATAGGTCCATCTCTAATGACTTGGGCAGTGCCCGTGAGTTCAGATATATCTCCAATACTAGCAGCTTGTGCTTGTTCCGCCATCATTTTGAATGACGCAAACAGTGCCACTGCCACCATTAGATATGATCTTGAGCCAGTCATTATCAAGGGTGCTTAATTGCTGTATGTTAAATGTTCTACTATTGCCAGTTTGATCTAGGTAGAAATATCCACCTGCATATCCTTGACCAGTAAAATTAACAGTGTTTGAGTCACCATCTACATCAACATAGTTGGTAGCTCCGTCATAGTTAATATTAAAATCAAAGGTATTTGAATCACCCTGAATTACCCAATCAAGATCAAGAGTTCCTGCTAAGGCAGTGTCCCCGTGATCAAGGGTGAAAGTATTACTACTTCCAGTGACAGACACATTATAGTCAGTATTATCAATGCCGTATGTTCCCGTAGGATCACCTTGTATAGTGAATGTATTAGAGTCACCATCAAAGTTAAATTCTGCAACAATACTGTCACCATATATATCACCTAAGAATTTGTTTGAATCTCCAATTTGATTCAATATCAAACTTAGAGTTGACCCATCAAGATCAAAAGCAGTCAAAGATCCTGCGGAAGAATTTAATCCCCCAATGATGTTTCCGCTTCCTAATTGTTCTAGGTCTATATTGGCGTTTGTGCCTGATTGGTCAACATAGATTTCATTATCATCTGCGAAAGCAGTGACGCTAAAAAGCAATAAAAGACTAATCAGTGTTTTCTTCATGTTTCCAATAACCTCTATCGTATCCGATATTAATTAATTCTAACACTGCTCCTTCTATTGATTTCATCAATGCAAGAGTAGTGCTCTCATTCCGTGAAGCACCAAACTCCACTTCAAGTAGCTCAGTCCCTTGCTCAAGGAATTTAAACACATCTTGCGTCTGACCATAAGAAAAGATAGTTTTCTTGGACATTACCTCTATGAGGATCTCTCCTGTTGCGACTGACACCATTCGTAGAGAAACGCTTACTGTATCTTCCCGATACTGTATGCTAGTCCCTATTCCTAAGTATCGTGCACCTGCACCACCTGTTCTAAGATTACTATCATAGCTTACAACTGCACCCTCAAGCAAGACACCTGCAAACATCAAGGGCATGAGGGGTTTCGTTTCAGCTTCGGAATGTTCTTTTCTTGTAGATCTAATCAGCTGCCTTTCTTTGGTCAGATTATCTAAACCTACACGCTCTGCCACAACAAAAAATTCTCCATTTGCTGCGTGTTTAAGAGCTCTTATGAGTAAGGTATTTGGTGCTTGTGTGACTGCGGTGCTAAATAAAGCAAAGCTACTGTTGCTTTTTCTTTGCCCTGTCTGATCAGTAAATGATGTTGGATATACTGCTACTACTGGCTTGACTTGTGGCTTAGGAACATTCAGAAGATCATAGTTCTGCAGATCATAAATACTTGCATGATTGAGTCCTTTGCTCTGAAACCTCTCTGCGTAGGTATCTTCTAATACTTGATTAAAACTACAACTAGAAAGTAAAAGAACCGATAGGTATAGTGATCTCCGTTGTATTGCCATCTGCGTCAGTTATCTTTAGGGTTATCATTGTGCCATCTTCAGAGACTGAATATTCAATGGTATTACCCATCAGCTCTAAGATACCGCTTGTGCTTGGTGTTTCACCAAACAAGTTTTCCACAAGTTGCCTACTCAACTGAGCATATATTCTTGATTCTAGGTTTCGTATGAACCTTGCAAGTGTTGTGTTTTCTTTATCTCGTTCTAGTTGTTCTCTATAGGCTTTGATCTCCGCCTTAATTGCTTCTTTTCTGTTGAACTCTTGATTCTCAATAGTCAGATAATGACTTGATGTATTGATACCACTGAATGAAGGACTCTTAAATTTATGGACAATTTCGTCTGCTCTAACCGATTGAGCACCGATTAGAATTATAAAAACTAGACCAACTACAGCACATATTTTTATGATGAAATCTTTTTCTTTTTCTCTCTTAGCTGCTGCTATGTCTGCCTTACTTGGTCTCCCTCTTTTCTTTTTTATCTCCTTTTTCATGTAGCACCTCTTGCTCTTTTAATTCAAGAACAGTATTAACTTTCTC